ACCGCTTCCCGACTGACCCGTTCCCTTGAACAGGGAGGGATACTTCTTCTTCGCATCGGCGACCAGGTCATCGAACGTGGCCATGCCGCCTTCGCCGTTGCCGATCATCGGCGAGCCGTCGGAGTTGGTGATGCGAGTCGAAACCTTTCCGTCCTTCACCTCGACGGACACGCGGTCCTTCAAGATGTTGGGCAGCAGCTCGGCGCCTTCCGGCGTCGTCTCACCCTTGACAAGCGCCTGGGTGAGGTTGTTGTTCACGTGGGCGTTCACGAACTGGTTGCGCCACGTGTCGCGTTCGGCCGCGGCAGCTTCGAGGTCCTTCTGCCACTTCGACTTGTGCTGCTCGAGCACCTGATCGAAGTTGCCGGCCTTCTTCGCCGCCTCTTCCTCTTCCTTCGTCTTCGCCTCGAGCAGCGCCGAGATTTCCTCCGGCGTCTTGCCCAGCTTCTCCCACGCTTCGACGGCCTTCGCCTTGGCGCGGGCCTGGTTCCGCTCTTCCTTCGCGTGGTTCAACGCGTTCTTGAGCGGAGTGATGTCCTGCAGCTTGAACTTGCCGTCCGCTGCGTCCTTCTCGTAGAACTGGTGGAAGTGCTCGGGCACGCCTTCGAGCGAGTCGAGGATTTTATCCATGATCAGCACCGCTGGTTGTGGGCTCACTGAGCCACAGGGAAGTGGGAGCACCCAGAAGCTGACGTGTCCAACCGGACATGCTGCGCACGGCGTCCTTGATCGCGGGACGAGCAATCTTCCACGCCACAAGGAACTGGTCCCGTTCGGTCCAGACCTTGTCGTCGAAGAAGTGTGCCTCGTCGGCTTTCATCGGTATTCCTGCAAGCACAATGCGGTTGAAACCGTGGTCCTGAGCAACCTTGACAGCAAACAATCCACTGGACCCGCTGCCATCCATGCCAGGATAACGGTAATCGATAGATTTATCAATACGGGGCAAGTTGTCACGCTTCCCAAGCTCTGGGTTGAGCTCGTGGCATACAGCAATGTAGTCATTGTTGAAACCGTTAACGGCCCTAACTGCTTGCCACGGTTTGAATTTTTCGGGATGGAGCGTGCACCAGAAGTCGATGCGATCCTCGAAGACCGTGCCAATATCGTTGACGCACAGGACCGCATCGTACTTACCGAGAGAGAGTGCAGCGTCTAAGTCGCGCCAGACGCACCGGGCTCCACCGACGACGAGCGCTGTACGGATTTGAACGCTGCCAGCCATCTTTCCTTTAGCCATTGCAGGTCCTCGACACGCTGGAACTCTTCCTGCTCGAACCACGTAAAGAAGTCCGAGCTGCGCAAGATCAGAGCGGAAAATACTGGCTCATCAAGAGCATTGCAATAACCACAAGCTCGATAACTCTCAGCGACCATCGCCGCAAGACGATGTAGAGCAAGGCTAGCGGCACCCAATTGATCTGGCTTGATGCCATGAGATCGGTAGCTTCTGATAATCCAGTCATCGTCAACCCAGACCTCAAACGAGATGCGTCGTGTGGGTTTGGGCCGAGACGGAAACGGGATCACGTTACTTTCGGACATGTGCCCACAGCCACGTTGTATCATTTGGCTGGCCCATCCTGCAACCCGAAAAATGGTTGAGCAGTTGGTTGCGCCACCATCCGATGGGCTTGAGAGTCACATGGAGCTTCTTACCGATAAGTGTGCCGAAATCATCTTCGCCAAGCGCAATCTGAAACCACGCTTCTTTTGTGACGAGCCGCGAGATGCCCGCCAGTGACGGCGCAACAAGTTCTTCTGGTACGCACTGCATGACATCGAAGCAAAAGCCATACGGCGCAGGCTCCAGGTCCGACGGCATGTCCCAAAGCGGATGCTCAAGGATACTAGAGTCGCAAGCCACAATATCGATGCCTGTGGTGTCAATGCCTCGATCAGCAAGAAAGTCGACCACGCCCCCGTCACCGCATCCGAAGTCATATGCTTTCTCCCCACGAGAGACCTTGATGTGATCCTTCAGAACCTTCCCGATTGACGCCAAGCCATGTGATGCCTCCCCGTACTGGGAGTGTCGCCACATCTTCTTGTACTTGTCCCTCTCGGATCGCGATACGCTCTCCAGTTGGGCGATAGACTCTCGTCGTGCCATCGTAGAGTACCTTGCCACTGAACCACAGGTCCTTGTACTCAGCGATGGTGACGATCATGGCGCTGTTGCCTGACGAGCACGCCATTGTTCGACTGTTTCGAGATCAGGAAGAGGTCCCTCATGGACAGGAGTAGCAATCGACCGACCGCCGATGTGAAGCGGAAGATGAGGTCCTTTGCCGACATCGTATATCTCCCCAAGAGACGCCAAGGTCTTAGGCGATGTGCCTGAGTCGACGAGCGCAGTAATGCGCCATTGCTTCACGCCCGCCGCTTTCATCGCTGCGATACGTGCTTCGTTTACCACCATGTTGCCCACTGTGGCAACTAGCGACGCTAGGCTGGTTTTGCTGGCAGCGTAAGCTTCGGTGATGCGTTCGCTGAGCAGCTTGGCGTCCTCCTTGTTGATCAACGCCATCCGCATGGCTGCCTTGACTCGCTGCGCCTCGCGTGTCTCGGCTACGGTGAGCCACTCGACGTAGAACGTGCCGACGAGTGGGTAGGTGTTGAGCAGGCGGGCGGTGTCAGCGGCTGGCTCGAGCTGCTGCATCGCATCCCTGATCGTGAAGTCGATCTTGGCGTAGGAGTCGCGCCGAATGCCGGCGAGCTCGGTGAGCAGTCGATTGAGCTGTCGCTTGTTCGTGAGCGACGACGCCTCAAGGACCTTCAGCATCGCTTCGCGCTGTGCGATCAAGCGCAAGTGCTCAACGACGCCTGCGAGCGTCCTGAGCGCGTCTTTGACCTCGAATGCACGCCTGATCGCTGCGTCATGTTCCTCTTGATTGGTCATGTGCTGCAATCCGGTACGAAGAAGCACTGCTTCCGTCCTGTGGGCCAGATGACTTTGGTCTTGGGGTCTTCGTTGTACCGACACCAGTGGAAGCTGCAGTCTTTCGACTGCCGCTCGTTACCCTTGGCGATGAACTCTCCGTTGGGGAGAGTCCACCCTTCGCTGGTGAACTTTATCTTGTCCACAGGGAGAGGCGCGCAGTCGGTAGCCGAGCAGCACTCTGTCGGATACCAGTCGTGGCTCAAGGCTGTGGTCGCCGAGAAGATGGCGATGAGTGTGTAGATGATGAGCGTCTTCACTGCTGCACGTCCGATCCTACACCCGGTGTGCCACCTCGTGCTGCACCCGGCTGTTGTGCGGGAGGCTTGGCTGCGGCCTGTGCTTCGGCCAGTGCCTTGGCTTCGGCAGCTGCGGCATCCTGCTCCTGCTTCAGCAGTGACTTCTCCTTGTTCACGTCGAAGTCTTCGCTGAGGATGTTGCGGCGCTTCAGTTCCGTCCAGAACGTCTCGTCGCTGATCTCGCCTGCGATGCGAGCCTGGATGAGTGCCTGCACGTCTGCAGCATCGCGCAGCGTGATGCCGTAGTCGGTGTTGACCTTCAGCGAGCCTGCCTGGCCGATCTTCATCCAGTCGGCTGTGATCTGCAAGCCAGCCTCCAAGGCGTCCTGCAACGCGATGGCCATGAACTGCAGCGGAGAGTTCACGTCGGCGTAGTCGAGAGACTTGGCGGTGGCTGTTTGGCCACCACCAGAGGTGTTCGGCAGCAGAAGCTCCAAGCCCATGATCTTCATCTGGGACTCGAGGTCCTTCAAGTCTTCGCGGCCAGACTCGATGGCTTTGCCGCTGTGCTCGACGTACTTGAGGTCACTGGACTCCGGCCCGGCGATCATGCGGTTGGGACCGACGATGATCTTGTCCGCGCTGTCGCCAAGCCCGGAGCCGAACAGGATGGGCACGCGTGCGACGTGCAGAATGTGCCGCTGATCCGAGGAGCTCTGCCAGTGCGCGACGTTGATCCAGCACAGGTCCTCGAGCGGCGGAGAGCCGAGCATGAACCCCTCGCGCTGGGTGTAGATCGTGAAGAGCGGGATGTACCCAAGAGTCATCGGGCCCGTCTCGATCATCTGCCACTCAGTGCGCGTGCTCTTCTTGCCTGCGGTGACGACGGGGCGCAGCTCCCAAATCTTGTACTCGGTGCGCGTGACTTCCCTGATGCGCTGCACCTTCTTCTCGCCGTAGTCGCCGTCGGCCTCGGTGTACTCCTCCCAGATGCGAATGCTGGTGAGAACATCGATGGCGCCGACCTTGATCGACTGCCAACCGATGAGGTGCTGCGGGATCACCTTGTTCCAGTACGGCTTGGCGTTCATCGCCTTCTCGTCGGCGAGTGTCGCGTTCGCCGGCATCTTCGGCATGTCCACGAAGACGTGGCACAGGCCCCACTTGAGCGCCTCGCGGAAGACGTCCTCGGCGAACAAGTCCAGGCGCCGGCCCTCGCTGTCGACCGCCTCTGCCCAATCCTTGAGAGCAGTTGGATTGTCGTCCTTCATGATGATGGGCTTGGAGAACACCTTGCCGACCATCGTGTTCACGGTCTTCTTGAAGCCGTTGAACAGGAACGACCGGTTGAGGCGGGAAGTGTATGCAGCCGGAGACTCTTTCTCGTCCGCCGGCAGGTACTTCTGCCCTTTCTTGCGCATTTCGTAGGTGCCGCCCCACAGGGAAGCGGGTAGCTCCCAGCGCAATTCCATCTGCCCGTAGGCGCCGATGCGGTGGGAGACATCGAGAGTTGATGTGGTGGCCATGATTACATCCTCGTTTCTTTGCTAGCGGTGCGCTTGATCTTCTCGACGAGCAGGTCGGTCAGTGCCCAGATCGCTGCGTCTGCGCGGTCCGGAGATCGTCCTCCCATGTACCCGTCGGGCGTGAACAGGCAGAGCTGATCCTCCAGTGAGCTCAAGGAGCCCAGATGGTGGATACGGTCCTGCTCGTACAAGCTCGCCACCGGCTGAGCTCGGATGTGCTTGCCACGTGATGCCGTGACCTTCTTGATGGGAAGGCTCTGCCCTCCAGGTACGCTGCGGAGCACAGCCTCGACCATTGCTCCACCGAAGTTCGTTTCGACCACAATCTCGTCGGCCTCGTACTGGTCGAAGGCTTCGATGACCTTCTGTGCCCATTTCTCCGGGCGTTCGTTGATGGTGCAGTCGTCAATGATGTAGCCGTGCTTGTCTTCGCTGCGACCGGCGACGACGATGCCCACTTCGTCGGAGCGCTTCTCCTCGTCGCCCTCGGTGCCAGACGGGTCGACTCCGACGACAATGCGCTCGAGCTCGGGAAGTGAACGCGTGCGGTTTTTGTCGATGTTTGCGCGGGAGAAGAGCGCGTTGGGCACGTCGTCCAGGATTTCCGCGTCGATCTCCTGGCGACCGAGGCGCGTGCCCTCGTATTTGGTCACCACCTGTGCGAAGAAGCTCTTGGCAAGGTTGGCCTTGTTGTCGTAGGTAGAGCCCCTGGTGACATGAGTGTACGGATACTTGAGAATTTCACGGATGAGCGGGAGTGGCTTGGGCGTCGTCGTGATAAGCTGCTCCGGATCGTCGCCGAGGCGCATACCGAACTGCAGCATGTCCCACGTCTCTTGGATGTACCGCCACTTCGCCATCTCGTCGAGCCAGGCGGTGTCGAACTGCGGACCACGCAGTTGGTCGGGCTCAGTCGCGTTGAACACGAGGGCTGTGGCGCCGTTGGGCCACGTCAGCTTGCGCTTGGACGGCTCGTAGTGCGGACGGAAGTCCTTCGGATGTGCGGCGAGGATGCCAGAGACGCCTTCGATCATGACGTCTCGCGCGTCAGCGGCGGTTTCGCCCACGATGGCGATGTGTCGCGCACGGCCTTTGGAGAAAGGCGTTTTGCCACAGGCACGATCCCTGATGAACTCTGCGCCGACGCGGGTCTTGCCCCATCCGCGGCCGGCGAGTGCGATCCAGATCGACCACGGCTTGGGTGGGATTTGCTGGTCTGTGCGGCCCCAGAACTTCCAATCGTACTCGAGTTTCTGCAGCTCGAGGTCCGAGAAGCCGTCAAGAATTGTCTGCCTCTCGTGTTCGGGCCGAGATGCGAGCAAGTCGGCTAGCGATGACTTCGCGTGGAGACTGGATCGTGTCATCGTGGACATTCACAGGGTCTTTCTGTTCGAAGTTATCGCGGTACAGCTCCGGCTTCCGGGCCTTGAGTATGAACATGAGCAGCAGGTCGGACTTCTTCCGGATTGTCGCAACCCGGCGGCCTTTCCAGAACACTGGTTCGAGCGTTCCTTTCGTGGCGCGCAGCACAGCCTCATCTTCCATCGCGGAGACGCCCAGCTCGTGCGCTTCCTGGTACAACTTCTCGAACTCGGGGTCTTTCCGTGCGCGGAAGATCGTGCGGCGGGAGATGTTCGCGTGTCGTGCCGCTTCGCCGACGTTTCCGTGCTCGGAGAAGTACTCGAGGAAATCTGCGAGTTTTTGCTCGTTGGACGGGGCGTACGGAATTAAGGAGTCCAGCTCTTTTGCCAGCTCTTTCAATGGTCTATAGGCGGTGTCTCGACGCATGAAATGGCTCCCGATGTTCTCGGGATGATACTTCGAGCTCTGTGGTCTGTCAAATAGCTCTTCTGTGGAAATTCAAAAGATGGGTCTTTTGTCCTTAGCCATGCGGGTGGAATGGGTGGGGGTAGGCAGATGGTTAAAAGTTGATGGGTGGGATACGGTTGCATTCGCGCAATCCGTACCCCTTAACCCTTCGTTCATCATCATCCGTGACGATAGTCCCTGATCGAACGACGTGGCATCAACCTTGCATCGTATTTCTGCGCGATGTGCCGCTCGTCGGGCGAGAGCGAGACGTAACGCATACGGTCAACGTTGATGCGTTCCCTTGTCGTTTCGTTCATCATACGGATGAGCACGACACACGCGACGATGCACGACATGACGGTGAGAATGGTGAACATTGTATTACTCCCTTCGTGTGTATGTGTGTGGATCACAGGACGTGCAGGCGGCGCACGTTGACACGATACCCGCGCTTGCGCAGGGCGTCGGCACGCTGCATCGCATCGCTGTAGGTCAGGTGCGCAACGCGGCGCGTGGCGTTGTCGGCGAAGGACGTGTAGTCGATAACGTAGTCGGTCGCGTTGGTATCGACGGGCGCGACAGTCAGGCGGGTGGAGGTCACGTTCATGATGGTCATCGACGTATTCCCTTCGTTTCGATACATACAGTGTAGCATGTACCCATTAAGAAAGTGTTAACGTAGGCGAGGACGCAGGAAAAATCCTGCGCCCCCGTCAACGTCAGATTTGGTTCAACGTGCGGTAGGACGCGACGAGCTCGCCCTCGATGCGCACGTTGATATAAACGCCCGCTGTCGTCACTTCGACGTGGTCGGCGTGCGCACGGCACAGGCGGGCGAGTTCGTTGCACACGGAGACGCGCGAGGCGGCGTCGAGCGTGGCGGGCAGGATCGGGGTGGCGAGGAAGACGGAGGTGAAGATCAGCATGGCAGCACCTCGTTGTTGACATGATCAGTATAGCATCGAGGTGTTAAGAAACCATTAAAGAAGCGCGCGTCACAGGAAAAATCCCACGACGCGCGCACGATGGTAAATCAATCGTCAACGAGATCGAGGTCGAGCAGTTCGGTCGCGGTCATCGTGTAGTACGACGGCGACAGCGCGTTGGCGGCGTTCATGAGCGATTGAATGGCGGGAACGTGTTCGGGTTGCAGGTCGGCAGCGTCGGACGCAGCGTTTTCGGCGAGCGAGTCGACGTGCGAGTCGATGGCGTCAACGATCAGCGCGACAGAGTCGGCAGGGAGCGTCACGACGCGCGGTGCGTCGGCGTCGTCATCGATGGCATCAGGGATGGCGACGAAGAACGCAGGGATGCACGCAGGAGCGGACAGGTCGGGATCGATGGCGTAGAACGCGAAGTCGTCATCGTCGGACGACGAGTCGTGCAGGAACACGTCAACGGCATCGGCGCGGCGCACGATGGCAATGGTGCGTTCGCGGGAGTCGTCGAAGAAGATGGTCACGTCATCGGCGCGGAGAGCGGCGGCGATTTGCGTGCGCAGGTGGTCGGCGATGTGCATGGCGGAAATCCCGTGTTCGTGTTTCGATGTCACATCATACCACACCTGCAATGCGGGTCAAGGTTAAGCGGCCGTTAACGTTAATGGAGCGTTAAGCTTTACCGCTCGTTAACGTTACTTCTTATCGTTACCGTCGGGTTAATGCCAAAAGAAAAAGAGGCGGGTTTCCCCGCCCCCTTCGTTAATCACTTCGCGAAGTGTTCGCGGACGCGATCCTGATCGCTCATGTCCCATGCCCACTTCGTGATGGGCGTCGGCAGCGTCGTGTCGTCCTTCGCGTACAGGCGGCGTGCCTTCGCGCGTGCCACCTTCGCGTTCATGCCGAGCTCGCGGCACAGGTCAGTGAGGTGGAACAGGTCGTCACGCTTGCGCGTGGGCGTCAGGCGTGCCGTGAACTCGTCGATCTGTTCCTGCAGCTTCGCCTTCGAGGCCTTCCATGAAGCAATAGACTTCACGTCGAGGCGGGCGGCGAGTTCGTTGCGGGTGGCGAGGAGAGCGTTGATCGTGGTCATGTTCGTTTTCCTGTGTCGCGCTCGTCATTGAGCGTAGAGATACATTATCACACCCGACCCGCATGTCAGGTGCATCCGTCCGCAATGGTTAATGAACCGTTAAAGTGGCCCACCCACCGTTAACCATGTTTCTGTACGCTCCATTAACGTTAACTCGTAACATTACTGAGACGTAAATCTTAACCCGTCGGTAACCTTAACAGTTAACGTTAACAAGACGTGAAGCTTAACACTCCGTTAACGTTAACAAGGCGTAAAGAGTGGCGCGCTAAATGCGCGTCACCTTTGCCTCATCGCCATGCTTAAACTTTGACGGAAGCAGGCGGATATAATTGACGGCAACTTCGCTGGTGTTTTCCTGGCGAAAGTATCGCACCGCCGCGTCGACTGCTGCGCGGTATGGTGCACGGACCGTTAACACGAGGTCTTCATATTCGAACGAATACGCGGCGACCTTCCCGTCCTCCGGCGGGGCGAGGTGTGCGCGCATCCACAGGGTGGTGTCAACCTCATGCCGCGGCTTGCGCCGCGACACGAGAGCGTGATATTCCTGCTCACTGATCGCCATTGATTTCCCTCGTCACGGCGTCGAGCGTGTTCTTGTGGTCGTCGGCAAGGCGCACGATGCGCCACAGCTTGCCGGCGAGGCGCGGGAACGAGTCGCGACGTTCCTGCTCAACGTCCTTGCGCTTGTAGTCGCCGAATTGCGGCGCCCACTTGTGCGTCACGTAGGGGCGGGTGAAGAGCATGTAGTAGGCCATGGCGTGTCCTCGTTGTTGACCTTCACATCATACAAGACTGCTGCGGCGTGTCAGGTGCCACACCTGCATGTGGTTAACAAAGCGTTAAGGTGGCACGGGTGGCGTTAACGTTAAGAATAGACGTTACCAAAGCGTTAAGATAGACGGAGTGTTAACGTTAAGAATTAAGGTTAAGATGGCGTTAACCATTAAGATGCCGTTAACGTTAAGAGTTAAGGTTAATGGGGCCTTAACGTTAACAAGTAAGGTTAAGACGTCGCGGTGGCGTGGCCACACCTCGGTCTCTAGACATCTCTAGATCTCTAGACATCTCTAGCGGGCTCTTGATCCGCATCGATACGTGTCTAGCGTCGTGCATGGTGATTTTGCACCGTCGAAGTCGCTCAAGTTGCGTCACGCAACGAACCTAGAGGGCAGCCAGGCGCCCGAGAGCCGGTGAATGTCGAGGGAATTTGCTTAGTCATCCCTCTCGGGCCCTAGAGAGGCCTCCAGGCGCTTCAACTCACCCTCGGTCATCAGAAGGCACACCTCCCTGTCGGTATAGGCGGCCACAAGATGCCTGCCGCACAGGGAGATGAGGCCGTCGACTCGCACGTCTGACCGTCGGAACTTGCGCACGAGGTCGGGAGGAGGTCGTGGATGCTTGGCGACGTGCATGGCAAGACTGTATCGGTCACGCAATGCTTTCCGGATCAGGCGGATCAGCCGCGGCCTCACCGGCAGCCGAGACGCCAGCTTCTCATTAACGCCAGCTTCCATTTAATGCCAGCTCCCCATTAACGTAGCTTCAGGGACTTGAGAACCTTCTCGGCTTCGGTAGGGTCCCACAGCCAACCGATGTCAGGCTTCTTGAACTGCGCACGTAGCGCAACCCGTACGTCTTTGCCTTCGACGTTGAGCTTCTCTGCGAGCCAGCTCACGCCTACGAGACCGGACGTGTCGGGCTTCGGCAAGCGCGGTTGCTTTGGCTCCCGCTCTTCGCCAGCTCGACGCTCACGCTTCTGCTTCCGTGTCTCGCGAGGAACGTACTCGCGGACGTGATCGCTCTTGAAGTTGGCGATGTTCCGCTCGTGCGGTTCAGGCAGCTCATCGAGAGGATCGGACTCGATGATCCGCTCCAGCTCCTCGAGTGACGAGGCGCGGGCTACGATGCCGCTTTCGTAGATGATCGCGTGACGACCAGCTTCGTCTTTCCGCCAACGGTACGGACCTTCGCCTTCGCCAACCAGCTCGAGGTATCGGGCTGCTGCGCCGTCGTGGCAGAAGTTGACGATGAGGTCTCGACCGTCCTTGTGGAAGTAGAGGCACGAGGTGGGCGGCCTTTGGGGGCTGGACGGTTCAATGTATCCCGCAACAGGTCGCGGATCGTTTTCAGTTCGCTTGCGTCGTCTTCCCATTTCCATCTCCCTCGGTTGCCGTAGTGTGAGCGCAGGACCATCCGCAAGCGACGTGGCTCAAGGTCGAACTCGCGGCAGAGGTGCTTCAAGACTATCATCGGTTCCCTCCGTGATCTTCAGAGTCTACATCAATGGGTATAGAGTCTCAATAGTGGGTGAGAATTAACGTTAAAGATTAAGATTAAGAGACTGGAGTGGCCGTTTGGTCTTTTAGAAGGTGGATATGGGCCACCCAGCCCCTAATCCACATCTTGTCCATCCACACACTACCCCCCCCACTCACAGGTCCAAGCCTCGTAGGGGCGGTACGTGCGCAGCGCATTACGCGTGACGAAGGCAAACACCGTCGAGACACATCATCAACGATCAGACACTAAGTCATTGATCCAGCACAACAAAAACTACCCGTATGAAGATTAGGCCACTGGATACATCACACACGATCACCATCTAACCAGCTGAAACATCACGCTTTTCACGAACTCTCAAAAAGTCGACATCAACAAAATCAATGACTTAACACACCATCGTAAATGAAGTACCTCTTTCGGACACTCAACACCAATCATCATTTTCACCAGCAATATCAACACACTAACACTAACTATATGATGATGATTAGCAAATTTGCCGGTTTTCACATGCGCGTATAAGCGCGCATAATGCGCACCGGCACACGCACACCACACACGCCCCTACGCGCGCAAAGCAACAACCCGCATTTGCATTCATCGATCCTGTGGCGTACACTACCAATCCCTAGACCGCGAACGGCCAGCATGCACAAACAAGCTAAGACGTTGATAAAGCAGCGATTAAAGCACCTCATGGTGGGCATTCATGAGAGCGCAGACCCGGTGATTATCGCCTGCAGATTTCTCCAGTGGGACTCAGTTTTTCTCGCCCTACTTACCGGAGTAGACGAGCGCTCTGCCAGACGGTACCTCGCTGGTGACCGGTTGATGCCACAGCACGTCCGGGAGCAAATCGCACCAGTGCTGCTCCGCGCATCCACTCAACTCCGGCGGTATTCCAACCTGCAGACTAGACTCTTGCGCACTCAGAAATACAAGACTTTCCTCGTTGACCTGGCAATATACTTGAGCGTAGTGTCCGAACAGGTCGACAAGGAGAGTGAGGAAAAGCGTGAGAAAATTCGAGCCGCCAGTCTCGCTGCGTATTACCGGAAGAGGGATCGTGCTGCCCATGTATCAGCTCGTGGCAAGCAGCAACGAAAAGCGTAGCGTCGGTCTGCTCAAGCAGCAGCGCTGTGGCCCCCTTCCGTTCTGGCACCTCGAGACACAGGCGCTCGAGTGGCTCGAGGAATACATCGACCGGTACGATCTCGCTCTCTACGACCCCTTCACGCACGGCTGCGCGTGGGGCAATGACGCCTACCGGGTGTTCATGCGCCGACGCCGGCTGTTCGAGGAGTCCCGCTGGCAGCATACCGGTCCCGAGCTGTTCAAGTTCTGGACGCAGGCAGGCATCGCCCCACTGGAACATGGTCTCTACAAGAGAGGAAAAGCATTTGAGAAAAGGGTCCCGTACTTCAAGCCGCCCGCTGCCGCTAAGCTATTCGTCGGAGACGATCCAGTCGCTGCAGCTCGCCACGCATACACTCGCGCTCGAGAATGAGCGCCTCCTGAGGTATATCGAGAAGCAGGCGCATCTGCTCGCCACCGCCGAGCTGTCCATCCGCAGGATGATCGGCCATGCACTCCACTGACGAGATACGCGCGAATGCGCTTGCCTGGCTCGAGGCGTTGGCCAAGCATCAGATCAAGCCAACCGATCACGACAACGCGTCGGTGTTCGTGCCCATATGGGTCATCAAGGCAGTCACTCGACCGATCCCGCCGCGCACGGAGATCAAGCAGCTCACCGAAAGCCGCAATCGATACAAGCGGCTGTACCACGAGCTGCTCGACAAGCAGGCGCGGCTCGACAACGAAGGCGTTCCTGTGGTCGACACCACCACTGTTCGGCTATACAAGCACGGGCGGTGGGATCACGCCTTCACGACGTACCTCAAGAAAGAGGGCGACAGGTTCCGCGTCACGCGCTCTGCTCTCGGCAAGGCAACACGCGGCACGTTCCACATGGCCGCACGACGCTTCGGCTTCACCGTCCGCATAACCCAGCTCGCCACTGGCGACATCATCGTAAGGAGGTATTCGTGAGCTTTTACAACGAGTTACGCCGTCGCATCCGGCAGCGGTACAACCTGCCCGACGTGCTCAAGGACTTCGTGGACCGCATCGAATATCTCGAAGCGCGGATCAACGGCGAGGAGGTGCTCGATCCGCATCCGATGACCTACGAACAGATGGTGCATCGTGCGCGCCGTGTCGGAAGCCGGCTACCGGTTCCCCGACCAGGAACTGCCGGCGATCAACGCAACCCAACTTCTGGAGACGTGGGCCTATGACTGAGTTTGCACAAGCCATGAGCAGAGAGAAGTTCGCCAAGATGGTCACGTTCCACGTGAAGATGAAGCAGCGCATGATCGACAAGAAGCTCGACGTGGCCAAGGCGACTTGCCCGATCTGTGGGACGAAGGACAGCGTGCGCCTCAGCAAGGCGCGCAGCAACAACCACGTGCACTGGGCGTGCACTGCGAAGCCGTGCGATGCGAGGATGATGGAGTAACATCCCGCAACATTTGGTAACACTAGAGTGAGAAGCGTTGACGAGCGAGGATCGCTGAACTGATCATTCACAGGTCAGCAACAAAGGAGATCACCATGTGTGAGCATTTCCGCGTTCCTCGTCCCGACACGAAGAAGCCCAAATCTATCCATGTGCAGGGACCACACGACGTCTACGTTATTCCGATCCGATCCATCTGCTTCCTTCACTTCCACGAGGGCGATGTTTATCTCGTCCTTATGAACGGCGACCAAGTCCAGATCGATGAAAGGGGCTACCGAACCGTGGAGAAGTTATTGACATGACCGCGCGCAAACCTCCGGAGCTGCACCGGCCTCACTACCGCAAGCAGCGCGTGCCCGAGCATGCTCATCCGCTCGTGCGATACCTGTTCCGGCTCATGAACCAGCACCTCATGACGATGAAGGAACTCGCCGAGCGCAGTGGTGTGCAGAGAACAACGATACGCCAGTGGAAGACGCGCGCAAATCCACTGTTGACGCATATCGAGGCTTGCCTCAATGTCTTCGACGTGAACATTATCGGAGTCGAGGTGGATGAAGATCAAGTTAAATCCTGGAGACAAGGTCGAGGGCGCTTCGTGTTTAGGAGCGAAGTTCACGGGGACGGTCATCAGGATGCACAGCAAGACAACGGTGCTGCTCACGCCTAATCACATCACTCCTGTGAGTCTACTGACCACAGTCAACGGAAGGAAGATCAAATGAAGTACGGCAATTTCGCGAAGCACTTCCAGTTCGAGAAGGGCGCTCAGGGCGTCCCATGTCACGAGGATGCCAAGTGGCTGACCGGCGGCGAGCGCGAGCGTTTCGCCAAGGGACAGTTCGAGAAGTTCCTCGACAAGCTCGAGCAGCTGCGCACGTCGCAGAAGCAGAAGCTCATCGACCGCGGTGTGATCGACGGATGAAGCACGCTCGCGATTACCTCGGCACGCGTCGTCGTCGCTTCCCTGTGCTCCCGCAGCCGAAGCCGCACGTCGATCCCGACAAGCCGCACAAGCCGGCTGTCACCTCCGTCGTCGTGATGTCGCCCGAGCCCGGCAAGTGGGTCGTGGTGTGCAAGGCGAAGGTGAACAAGTTCACGACCGAGAGCGATGCCCGCGCGTTTGCGCGCACGCTGCTCTGATGATACATTGGGGCCAGTGCCACAAACGCTGGTCCCACCATCATGCGCTTTAACCCGAAACTCAGCATCTTGCTCGGCGTCATCGCCGGGCTTATAGCATGGGGGATGCAATGGTACAGATAGTGCTCGTCTACAAGACGGGTGGATACTACCGAGACCTCGACGTTGACACGCTGGTGGAGCAGATCAAGTATCGCTTCGGCCAGACGCCCGTCATCCTGACCGACGATCCGTCTGTTGGCCTGCGGCACTACATCCGCCCGCTGACGTGGAACCTGCCCGGCTGGTGGAGCAAGATGGAGCTGTTCGACCAGGACAAGTTCTTCGGCGATCTGCTCTACATGGACCTCGACACGATCCTTGTGGACAACTGCCACCACCTCGCACAGCCAGGCACCGAGTTCCGTATCCTGCGCGACTTCTACCGGCCGCGTGGTATGCAATCGTCGTTCATGTATATCCCGAACTACATCAAGCCTGTGATCTGGCAAACGTTCATGAAGAACCCGCACGGCTGGATGGGCGAGTTCGCCGAGGGCGGCGACCAGGCGTTCATTGAGCTGCAGATGAAGTACCAGGCTGTGCGGTACTGGCAGGACATGGTGCCCGGTCACTTCGTCAGCTACAAGGCAACCATGCACGGTGGCCCCGTTCCGCCCGAAGCGCGGGTCGTCATCTTCCACGGGCATCCGAAGCCGAGGGACATCAAATGGAATCTCGATCTGCGCCTGAAGGGTACCGCTGGGAACGCGGATATCTTTGGCCGGCCACTGACACCGAGTGTGCAGCCGTCGTCTTCGATACCTTCAACACCGACGCCATCCTCGCCGTCAACGCCTGCCGACGGAAACGCGTAGTCATCCAGGCTGGCGGCAACTGCGGTGTGTGGGCAGTCAAGTTCGCTGCGCACTTCGCTCGCGTCTATACCTTCGAGCCGGACCCGACGAACTACAAGGCCCTGCTCTACAACGTCAAGGACTACGCCAACGTCATCACTCCCATGCCGTTCGCTCTCACGAGCAAAGCGAAGCAGCACGTCAGCCTACTCCGTGAGGATCGGAACTGCGGCGCGCACCAGATCACGTTCAACGATCAGAGCGAAGGTCTGCCGACGATCACCATCGATGACATGGCGATGCCCGGCGGCGAAGAGGTGGACCTGATCTACCTCGACATCGAAGGCGCGGAGATGCTCGCACTGCGAGGGGCGGTCGACACGATCAATCGTGCGCGCCCTGTGATCGCGTTCGAGGACAAAGGGCTCGGCATTCCGTTCGGCTATCGGCAGGGCGACATCGAGACTTGGCTGAACGGAGAGTTCGGCTACGTGGTCAAGCATCGCATCAACCGCGACGTGATCATGGTCCCGGTCGAAGATCGTTAAGAGACTTCATCGTCTGCATCGTGTAACCCACTATGATACATTACTACGTGTCACAGGAGGGATACACGATGCACACGAAGATCCATCACATGCTCGACGCGGCGTCCGCCGGTCGCATCATGATGGCGACTCCCCACAGCGAGCGAGATCACGTCCAGGTCCGCGACGACCAGCTGCACATCTTCAAGAACCTCGGCGTCGCTCTGGTCCAGAAGCCGCTGTTCGTGTTCGATGTCGATCTCCACAGAGAGATGGCAACGTCGGACATTATCGCATCACTCAGCGCGATGCAGGAAGCCGGCTGCCTGAGCCTGCCGTTCCCCGAAATGGTCGTCGAAACCGAGGAGAGCGATGGGTTCGGCAAGTGTCGGCACATCTCGCTAATCCACGAGCTGCCCGGCAGCGTGTTCCGCGTCATCACGTGGATTTACTACCTGAATGACGAGATGGCGTTCTTGCCACCGTCGGGTATCGACGCCTCGCTCAACCTGAAGACGGGCACAGTCGAGTTCGAGGTGCGCGACACTCCTTGGATGCCGTCGTTCTGGAAGATGCACCGCGACAAGCTGCAGAAGTATCTGCACAAGACCTACCTGATCTACGCCGGTCGGCACGTCACTGCGGCGCTGATCCTGCTCAACACCAAGGGAATGGCGAAGCACGTCGTCCCTGTGGAACCTCGGCTCAACAAGAAGCGGGCGAAGCTCGGTCGTGCACCGATCCCGGGCTATACCTACATCAATATCGGCACGGTCTATGATCGCACAGGGAACGCGATCGACCGGACGACCGAAGCAGGCAAGCGTGCGTCTCCCCGCGTTCATCTGCGGCGAGCGCACAATCGCAACGTGAGAGTCGGGAAGGGACGCACGGGCTTCAGGCTCATGCACTTCCCGGCTGTTCTCGTAAACTTCGACCCGAGGACGGGCGAAGGTCCTCAACAGAAGCGGTACAAGGTAAAGGGAGTATCACGCAATGACTCGAGTAATCTTCACGACAATGGCATCCTTGATGATCCTGTCGGGGTGCAACGCATCGATGGCGGCGAGCAACTGTCGCGAGCCGATGGGGTTCTTTGAGCGCAACGGCTGCTTCGCGGCTGGGTTCCGCTCGTACGGGGAAGGAGGAGATCGTGCAGCATCCAATCCTGTTGGCGTCGCTGGTGGCAACACTAGCAGTCCTGCTCCTGACCCAGTTGCACCGGGTCCCGCCGGACCTTCGACGCCCGATAAGCCTGGCGGTGGAGGTGACCATCCTGGCGGCCCTGGCGGTCACGGGGGCCCTGGCGGTCATCACGGCGGTGGCGGACACGGTGAAGGTCCGAAGGGCGACGGACCGGGGCGAGGCGATGACCATGGTCACGGTCACGGCGATGGGCCCGGGCGTGGTGGCGATGGACCGGGCAACGGCAACGGCAACCACGGCAATCCGGGCAATGGCGGTGGCAACACTGGCGGATCGGGTCCCGGCACGGGCAATGGTGGCGGCAACAACGGGCACAACGGCAGCGGTCCCGGCAATGGGAACGGCAACAACCCGAACTCCGGCAACGGCGGCGGGAACACGAACGGGAACGGTCCGGGCTCCGGCAACGGAGGACAGAACAACGGACAGGGCGGCGGCCATGGTGGCGGAGGCCGCGGTCGTTAAGCCTTAACGATCTGTTAACTACGAGCACAGGCGGTGGCTGACATAGCTGCTGCCTGTGTTAGAGTACGACATCGGATGAACACAGGAGAACACCGATGGCACGCCGACTGACTCAGGCTCAGCTCAACCTCTTTGCCCTCGATCACACGAGCGGCTTCCAGCACAACACGCTGCGCTATCTGCTCGACCGCGGGTGGAACGTCAATCGCGTTGAGCAGTCGCCGTCGCGCAAGTCGATGGCAGTCACAGTGCACGGCCCATCGTTCGGGCTGGTCAATCCCAACGGGTTCTTTCAGCACGTCAAGCGCGGCGAGAAGGTTCGGTGGACGTGGTCGCGTCTCGACGATCTCGCAGCGGCGACGGTGCCCAACTACAACGGGCTGCCCATCGAACACGAGGACATGACGGGTTACAAGGTGCGCCCGGCTTAACGCTTTGTTAACCCTGCCCGGGTACGGTACCTGACGCAGCATGTAGCTGTGATAGAGTATCTATACCGAAACACACAGGAGGACACGATGTCTGCGATCAAGGAAAAAATCCAGAAGCTGCTCGCCGTCGCCCACGACAAGGGCGCGACCGAACACGAGGCCGCCACTGCGATGCAGATGGCAATGCGTCTCATGACGCAGCACGGCATCAGCGAGTCCGAGTTCAAGAAGATCGAGAAGAAGGCGCGTGAGTCGGCAATGTTCGAAGCCGACAAGCGTTGGATGCTGTGGATGGCGAACGCCGCCGGCCGACTGTACGGGTGCAAGTACATCCGCTACTCGGGTGGTCGCGAAAGCGACAAGGTGACATTCGTCGGCCGCGAGGACAACATCGATGCGGCGCAGCTGACGTACGGCTGGCTGTGCAGTCAGATCGAGACGTTCTACAAGCAGGCGTTGCCGCGCGGGCTGAGCAAGTCGGATCGCGCCGAGTTTCGCCGCACGTTCAAGGAGGCGTGCGCGCTGCGTGTCTTCGCTCGCGTCGAGGCGCTGGTCAAGGACATGATGGCGAACGACGCTGCCGCGTCCGAGGCGCTCGCGCTGCCGGCTCCCAAGACGGGCACCGCGTTGGCAATCATCAGCCACCGCAAGGAGCTCGAGGATGAGGTCGAGCAATTCTTCGCCGAAGCGGGTGTGCGCAAGTCCAATCGCCAGGTGTCGATCAAGTCGGGATCGGGTTCATGGGCGGGCAACGCCGCCGGCAACCAGGTGAAGCTGAGACAGGAGGTCAAGTGATGAGCGACTATCAGGTGCTGACAGGTCATGGTCATTCGGGGGCGAAAGCTCTCGAGATCATTCTTGATGCCAAGCGCGGTGACGCGTGGGCAATTCGCTGGATTAAAACGATCCGCAAGCTGAGGGGGCTCGATTGATCACAGACAAGTCACCATCGCCGAACACGTTGGAGATGCGGAGGATCGCGAAGGCGCTCCTTCGCAATCCCTATCGTTGTTTCGTGCCCGACAGGACGCTGAAGCGCGTGCTCGCTCAGCGCTGTGCGCTCGCAACGAACTGGGGCTCCTACAACACGCGCGCAGGTCGCGTCTACACGTTTGCTGACGCGCAGGCGCGCGATCAGTTCTACAGAGCATCAGGCGCAACGGAGGTTGAAGATGGGAAAACAGATTAAAGACCTCACGGACGAGGAGTTGTCCGCCGAGCACAAGAAGTGGGAAGACTACATCAAGAACGCGACCGGCTGGGGAGCTGCGCTAAGCGCTGCGGACGAGTTCAAAAAGTCGTGCGAGATCGAGATGCGCATCCGCCGGGAGAAACGAGCGGTGACCTTCACAGGAGCACTCGAGCGTGTCGCTTTCACGCCGACGCACAAGCACGTCAAGAGGGGTACGTACTACGAAGCCATCGCTGTGGCTAAGCTGCAGGTCAGTCGCATCGGCTTCAGCGGCTTCCCGGCGAACGGCGTCGTCATGGGTGACGGCGACGAGGTTGTGGTGTATCGTGACGCGAACGGTAACGTCTACGTGCGCGAACGTAGGGAGTTTCAAGATGGTCGATTTGCCGAAAGCTGAGGAGTCGATCCGTCGCATGAACCTCGACGCCCTGTGCTCGTTCACCCGTCGCGAGTGTCTTCCCGCAACCACTCTCCCGCAGAAGTGCGCTATGGCCTTGGTCTTTCGTGTCGAGGTCATGGAACATCTGCTCGAGGAAATCTACGAGGAGCTGCGCCTGCTCGATACATCCCACCCCCACTACGAGAAGTTCCGCCGTGTTCGTGATCTCGCGATCCAGGGTGCCGACGTATGGAACAAGAAATTCAATTCCTCAAGAACGCCATTGCACGACATCGGGGACGACGGAGCATAAGCGTACCTGTGAACCTGCTCAGCTCGCTCGTGCATAACTACAGCGAAGCGATCAGGTCACGCGCGCTGACAATTGAAGAGAACAACGCGTTGCGCGCACGACTCGACAAGCTTAAGTTCTACGAGCAACAACAGGAGAGACGACGTGGTCGACTTGATAGCAGCAGTGGGTAAACACGGACAACTCGGCCTCGATGGCAAGCTGCCCTGGAACGACGCTGAGGACCTTCGTTGGTTCCAAGGCATGACGAAGGGACGCACGCTCATCGTCGGTCCTGTGACCGCCGCGAAGCTGCCTCCGCTTCCGGATCGCACGCTCTACATTCAGCGGCGACACGAGGACCCGCGCGACATCGCGCACAAGCACCCCGACGGCATCGTGATCGGCGGCATGACGATCTACATGGTCTGGTTGCGCAGCGGTCTGATCCGTCGCTCCTACATCACTCACATCAACTACGACGGCGTGGCTGATCGCGTCATGCCGTCGCTCTGGAACGATGATACGGGCGCGATCATGGAGAACGTGAAGATGGAGGAGTGGACGCGCAGCACAGGCCGTCGACTGCTCAAGACCGGCAACACGCACGCAGCCAAATTGTGGGGCAGCATCGCCGATCACATCAAGCAGACGCGCGAAGCGAAGTGGCCGTTCTTCAAGGGGTTCCAATGAACATCTTCGCAACCCATCCCTCGGCGAAGTTGTGCGCGGAAGCGCTCGATGATCGACGCCTCGTCAAGATGGTGCTCGAGACTGCACAGCTGATCAGCACGACTTGGTCACAGGTCATGGGCGTGCATCTTGGCTATCGACCGACGCACGTCAACCACCCGTGCGCTGTCTGGGCGCGTGCATCATCCGACAACCTGTCGTGGTTGATCCTGCACGCTGAGTGGCTGCTGAAGGAATACAGCCGGCGATATGATCGTGAGCACGCCAGCTCGACAATCATCCTGTGCGCCGCTGATCGAATGCCCGAGCTGATCAGGGGAAAGCGTATCCCGGTCGAGCGTACGGAGTTCGTGAACTGTGCGCGTAGCTTAGCGCGAGGTCTCGACTTCACTCACGTCAACGATGTCCACTCGGCCTATAGACAGTATATGGCGGCGAAGTGGAAGGTGGATGGGATGAACGCGCGTTGGACGCGTCGAGGCCCACCCACCTGGTATCGTCAGATGGTCCAGGGATTGAACGTTGTGCAGACCGAGTTCTTGGGTCCGATGAACGCATCCTGACCGCAGTTGACTTGCACTTCGGTCTGCGAGCCCGACCAGTACGGACTTGCATCGAAGAACACTGCACCGGACGGGTTCCATGTGATCCCGCCCGTTCCGGCATCGGGGTTAGCGCTGTTCGCCCAGGCGACGCTCGCACCTGCCGTCGTGCATGTTCCGACGTACACCTTGCCCGCGTCCCTGTCGAGAGCGAAGAAGTAGACGCCGGGCTGCCTCGGTGTCACGCCGCTCGTCAATGACCCATTGACATAGACGTTGCCATTGAAGATCACGATCTGGAAGGTGTTGTTGACACCCGACATATCTTGGTTGAGGCTGACCGAGTTGAGCGACATGCCGAAGTTGCCGTCGGTACCCGAGACAAGCTTCAGCTCGAAATACCACTTGCCGCTGGACTTGCCCGCGTTGCCGCGCACTGTGCCGCGCTGACCACCGGCGCTCGGCTTCACAGAACGCAGCACGCTGTTGACGTTGGCGAGGACGGGAGCAAAGCTGCCCGTGCCCTTGTTCGCGTTGTCCCAGTAGGCGTAGGTGACCACGTTGGTGATCGTGCCCGTAGCCGAGCCCGGCGATCCGACACTACCAGTGCCCGAGCCGGTGATCGAGGTCAGCGTGAGGATAACGGTCTCGTCGCTCTCAGCGTAGTTGGTATCCGACAGCGGTGTGATAGTCACGGTCTTCGACGTGTCCCCGGCCGCGAAGCTCACCGAGGTCGAGGCGGAGGTCGTGTAGTCGACTCCTTCGGTCGCTGTACCCGTCAGCGTGAAGTTCGCCGTCTGCGCCAGGCCAGTCGTTGTGCGAGTGATCGTGAACGTCATCGCCGAGCCAGCTTCAGCTGTCGGGCTGCCGGACACTGCGACGGTATACACAGGAGCTGCAGTCAGGTCGGTGATCGTCCCCGTACCCACGGGAGTAGTGAGACGCGAGGTGTTCACGATGCTGGTCAGCGTCATGATGATGGTCTCGGCCGCATCGTTGACCAAGTCCGTCGCGACTGGGATCGTGACCTGCTTGCTCGTGTCTGCGGCGAGGAAGTCGACGTAGAGATTGGCCGGCGGTGTGTAATCGACTCCGCTGGTTGCTGTACCTGTGAGCGTGAAGTTCACGCGCTCCGCGATGCCCGCCTGAGTGCGCGAGATCGTGAAGACCATGTTGCCGCCTTCGGAACCCGAGGGGCTGTTGACGGAATAGTATGAGGGCAAGTCGTCACCTCCTGAAGAGCTACCACCGGTTCCGGTGCGTCGTGAGTGTCTTACGTTCCGACTGTTCCTCATGCTGCCACCACAGCTACCTTGTCGCCGGACTTCAGCCGAAGCGTCAGGCTCTGGTTGGCAAGCAGCAGCCAGCGGGGATTGCTTCCCGGTGCAGGCGTGGCACCTGTGGCAACCCAGCAGCTCGTCTCCGTCGTGATGTCGGCGAACACGTCGAACGTCTGGTCCGGCGCGGAGATAGAAGTGGTCTGCGGCGATGCACTCACAGTCAGCGTCTCGGAGTACTGGATGTCTCCGCCGTACACCGGCATTCCTGCGCCCGTGTCTCGCGAGCGTCCCTTGATCTTGGCAAAAACAACGTGTGCGCGGTCAGTCATGATGTACCCCCTGGGTTTGTGGTGTATTCCCGGGCGCAATACTAACACTGTATGCAATTAATCGCAAATGCAGCCACTTAACGCTTTGTTAACCAAAACTCTCTGATGGCGTTGAGTGCGCTCATCACTGTGTTAGATTACGTCATGCTCGATGACGAGCTCAACACAGGAGACTACAATGCCCGCAGCTGTCGAGACCATGATGTATACCAACGAGGTTCCGTGGCACGGCCTCGGCGAATACGTCGCTGACGCCCCGACGCCCACCGCCGCGCTCAAGACCGCCGGCATCGATTGGCGCGTCAACAAGGAGAAGATGTTTCTGGCCGACGGCAAGGACGTCTACGGCCACTACGCTCTTGTCCGCGACAGCGACGGCAAGGTGCTCGACGTGGTCGGCAAGGACTACCATCCCCACCAGAACCGCGATACGTTCAAGCTGTTCGACGCGTTCGCGAAAGCGGGCGGCGCCACGATGGAAACGGCCGGCTCGCTCAAGGGCGGCAAGCTGATCTGGGGCCTGGCGCGCCTGAAGCGTGACATCGAGGTCACGAAGGGCGACAAGCTGCGCAACTACCTGCTGCTGGCGTCGCCGCACGAGCAGGGCAAGTCGGCGATCTTCAAGGCGACCAACGTCCGCGTCGTGTGCATGAACACCATGACTATGGCGCTGCGCGAAGTGTCGACCGAGATGCGCATCCACCACAGGAAGGAGTTTGACGACTCGATCATCGACCGCGCCAAGGACGTGTTCGGCGTGACCGAGGAAGTGCACATGGGCTTCGAGAAGAACGCCAAGAAGCTGTCGAAGATCAAGGTCAACATGGACGACGTGGTGCGCATCCTCGCACCGGTTTTCCAGAAGGGCGATGATGTCGAGCAGCTCGTGACGCACCGCACCGAAGCCGGCGTGTTCGCACCGCGCATGAAGTTGCTGCTCGACGTGTACGAGCGCGCGCCTGGCGCCGTCCCGGGCAACGCCTGGGGCGTGTTCAACGCCGTCACCTACTGGGCTGATCACCTGGCATCGCGCACGCCCGACAAGCGCCTCGAGCGCGCCTGGGTCGGCAAGACTGCGCAGATGAAGGACAAGGTGCTCAGCACACTGCTCGACATGGCAGCCTGAGCACTACACGCTTCCTGTGTGACTTGGGAGGGGCGCGAATGCCCCTCTTATTTTAGTGACCACTTCCACGAGTTGCCGACCTTCTTGCGATGCACGTTGAGCTCGCGTGCCGCCTTGTCGAGCACCTTCTCATTGAACGGCTTGTTCCGCTTCTTCATCTCGTCATGCAGGGCTAACACGAAACACGCGCCCTCGTTGTCGAGCTTCGACTGCAGCCATATCTTGGCGTCAGTAAGCGGATCGCCCTTCTCCTTGTCCTTCTTCTTGTCCTCGACCTTGCCGAGGTCGTCGTCCTTCACGTCGAGGTCAAAGTCCTCGATGACCACCCACGTCGGCGTATGATCGCGACCGGGTTTTCTCTCGCCTTCCTCGAGTCGCCAGCACAGGGCAGGCTCGAACTTAGAGATGTTGGTCTTGATGACCTTGGCGACGAGCGTGCCATCGTCACGCATCGGATGCTTCGCGATCCGGACGACCATGCGTGCATTGCCGGCGAACGCCATCGAGCCTTGTCCTCGATACAGCGCGCTGCCTCCCTGTGAGCCTTTCGTGAGATGCCTGATGACAACGATAGCGAGCTCGAAGTCGCGACACATCTGCGTCAGGTGCGACATGCTTTGAGCGACCTCAGCAGCCTTGTGAGAGTCAGTGTCGCCTAGATAGACGTTGATCGTGTCGAATACGATCAGTCCGATCTCGTCAGGCGTTCCCTTGACCTTCTCGAGGTATTTGCGCACTGCCTCAACTGCATCAGGATCGGTGAGCGAGAACGGTTTGTCAAACACGATGAAGCGATGCTGCTCTTCCTTCGACAGGCCGAGGTCAGTCATGCGAGGCTTAGTGATGACGTTGACCGCGTTCTCCATGTCGATATACAAGACGCTCGTCCCGTGCATCGCACGCTTCATGTATTGATGGTGTGTCTTGAGTCGTTTGCCCTTGATCGCCAGTGCACCGATGTACTGAGTGAACCACGACTTGCCTACGCCCGGATCGCCCTCGACAATCGTGATCTCCGATCTAGCGATCCATCCCGGTATCAGCCAGTTGACGTCTCGCTCTTCTTCGTCGCTCAGCCGCTTGAGCCCACCCTCGAAGTCGAACAGTGGTGCCTCGCCGGCTTCCTCATCGTCCGACAGATCGATTGCACGCGCGCCCGGTAGACGCTGCCCGAGTATCTTGTCGTACTCCCTCTCTAGCTGGCGAGGATGTTTCTCGAACTTGTTCCACACTGTCGAGCTAACGAGCGTCAACCACTCATCGCGCGTGAGTCCGATGTTGATGAGCGACTGGCCGAGATGCCACAGGACCTTACTGCGATCACCGACGGCGCGTTCTGCGAGGATCATCTTGCGCACGTCGGGCTTCATGCGCTTGGCGTACTTCTCGTAGATCTTGCGTGCGAGCCCACGATCACTGACGAAGCCGCCTTCACCGTCGGTCGTGTTGATCGACAGCTTGAGATGCTTGCGCAGCTCCTTGACCGGAACGATCTCGTCGGCTTTCCACCACAGCTTCCTGCCGGGTACGCCCTTGCCATATTTGTAGTTCGTCGTGCCGGGGATGCGCAAGACCTGCGTCAAGTCCCAGCCACCACGGTCGGCACCAATCGACATAGTGAGCGACTGGTTGAGCTCCTCTGTCATCTCCTGGTCGATATGCCAGATGCCGGCAAACCGATTTGGTGACGACTCCCACGCCAGCGTCGGCTGTGTGCCGTTTAACTTGCGCGGATCAACGTGATCGAGGTCTGCCCACAGGAGCTTCGGTTTGACCGCGTACTTCTTCAGCCGTCGCTTCTTCGAAAAGCCATGCGGACACCAGTAAAGGTTCTTGTCCGCGTTCTCTTCGATGAACCGATTAACTTGGCTGAATTGGTCACGGCTAAAGAAGTGATCCTGCCAGTCGCCTCCCCGAGTCTTCGTTGATATGCAGAAAAAATCACCCGGCTGCTTGCGCCAGGTTGCTGTCACGATGCCCATTTTCCCGAACCCGCTGCACGTCCTCTTTCTTGATGAACACGGCCCACCCCTTGCGGAGGAAAGGTATCCTCCCGCGGCGGCACCGGCTCATGAAGGTGTGATACTTCAGGCCCAGTTCTGCGGCAGCTTCTTTTGCCGTGATGTAATCGTCCATCGCTTTCGCCGTTCATGGTTGACGAAGCGATGTCTTAACATTATGTTCACGTCTTGTCGATACGGAGAAACCAGCGCATGAACGTTGTTATTGAAGGTTGCGATGCCGCCGGCAAATCTACCCTCCTCGAAGCGATACGCGCACGCGTTCATTGGCCTGTGCAGCCTTCGGAGGGTCCTCCCAAATATCCCGGCGAGATGAACGAACGAGTTGAACGCTACGCGAAGCTCGACTTCGTTCTCTTCGACCGACACCCCTGCGTCAGTCAGCCGATCTACGCGATGATCCGCGGCTCGCGCGACGACATCAAGGCCCCGCTGATCCGACGCTTCTACGAAAGCAAGCCGCTCTTCGTATTCTGTCAGCCGGATGCACAGGGCTTCGCTCGTCACACGTTCAATCCCGAAGCTGACAATCCTGAGCACCTCGCCGGCGTGCAGGAAAAGTACAACGATCTGCTGGCGGCCTACCAGGCGTGGGGGCTTCGCCATGCCAATATCATGTATCGTCTCGGCGAGCGGTTCGACGAGACTGTCCAACTCATTGTGAGAGCGTGCTATGACGCAAACGTCAACTCCTGATCTCATGGCGGACATCGCCGACTTCCACCACAAGTTCGAGATTTCCTACCACGGTCGTCCTCGTGCATTGCCGCCCGAGCTCGGCTTCTTCCGCACCAAGTTCATGCAGGAAGAGCTGGACGAGTACAAGACCCACAGGGATGAGCTGCTCGACATCTTCGGCAACGAGCGCGCCACCAGCAAGATCGATGAGGAGCGGATCACCAAGCTTCTCGAAGAGCAGCTCGACGCAATCGTGGACTTGGTGTATGTCGCGCTCGGCACGGCGTATCTCCATGGCTTCGAGTACAATCGCTTCTACGAGGCCTGGCGCCGAGTGCACAAGAAGAACATGGAGAAGATACGCGTTGCCTCGGCTGAGGAGAGCAAGCGCGGCTCCGCGTTCGATGTCGTCAAGCCCGCAGGCTGGACACCGCCTCGACACACTGACCTGGTCGAGGATCATGTCCACCGAGCACTTTAAGACCAAGCTCGAGGCGATACTGTGCGCCCTTGATGATCTCGAAGAGGGCGAGCAGTTGACAGTGTGTCGTCAGGAAGAGAACAAGTCTTGCGGCGACACACTAGAGTGCGATATGTGCGCATTGATCACATATCGTAAAGGGATGACCGCGGGAGACATCCTGCAAATGGCGAGGAAACATCGTGCTTGAAGGCTGGCTCCACAACGCATGTCGTCTGTCTCGACGCAAGGCAGACTTCTTCTCCGGTGCCCGCAAGATCATTCGCAACGTCCACTTCACCTTCGATGCCATCGAGGCGGACCTGCAGTATGAACACGCGGGCTACACGTCGCACAAGCGGCGCGCGTTGAACAAGCTCTACCTGCACGAGGAGTCGCTCGCCGTGGCGGTTCAGCTGTGGGAACGTCGCAAGGAGCAGGACAAGTATGGCTCCGTGTCGTTCCATTGCTATAACCACTACATCAAGAACGATCCCGAGAAGAAAAGCAAGCGTGCGTCAGTGATGGGGCCATGTCTACAGGCCGTGTCGCTGACGTACCTCGCTGGCAAGCAACGTGCCACAGCAGTGGACGTGTTCTATCGCACTACCGAGTTGTTCAAGAAGTTTCCGGCAGACCTCGTGTTCCTGCGCGACGATCTGCTCTCTAGATTTAATTTCGATGGCTGCCCTGTGCAGGAGATCAATTTCCACTTCGCCAATGTCACCTGCCACCCGATGTACTTCGTGGTGCTGCTGCCGTGGCTCGATGACCCGATTGGCGAGCTCGACGCACTGAAGGCGAAGGACAAGCATTACTATGACTGGATCATCAAGTGGTCCGGTCGTTACCTGTGCCCCGAACACAAGCGCGGCATCCAGAAGTTCGCACAGGCAATGCGCGTGCATGACGAGGCGCAGAAGCTTATCAATCCGAAGCTGATGGCGAAGCTGCAGAAGTACATCGCCGACAACCACCCCGGCTATCGCAACGAGTACAAGGACCCGGACGATGATGAGAGTGAGTAACCACTGGTCGTGGAACGCGGCGATCCTTCACGCGACGAGGGACTTCCGCGACTATTCGGAGCTGGTGCACACCGAGAAGTGGCAGGGCACCGACATCAGCCAGCGTCCGGAGATGGCGACGCACGAGCTGTTGAACTACAGTCTGTCGGCGCCGGTGCCCGAGAACCTCGCCGACTTCGCAGCTCGAGTGAGGCCGAACCTGCCTTGGGCGGACAAGCATTTCGAGGAGCGAGTCTGTGGCGAGCCGATCAATCCGGGCGTCGAGTGGGAGAACTGGCCGTTCAACAAGTCGGCCGACACGTTCCGCGATCCCTCGGGCAAGTTCAATCACAACTACATGGAGCGCTATTGGCCGCGTCGTGCTGGCTTCGTTGACCAGGCGACACGAACTGCAGAGGAGTTTCGTGAGGAATTTGATGCGCCAGGGACGATCCATTCGCTCGAGTTCGAGAACCTCGGCATCCACCACAGGTACGGAGACCTCAATGACATCATCAAGCTTTTGGAGGAACAGCCTCTCACGCGCCAGGCGTATATGCCAATCTTCTTTCCCGAAGACACTGGGGCCCATCATGGTGGACGACTGCCGTGCACTCTGGGCTATCATTTCATTATGCGCGGTGGTGCTCTGCACTGCGTATATGGCCTTCGAAGCTGCGACTTCGTCCGACATTTCCGTGATGACGTTTATCTTACTGGGCGTCTCCTTCTGTGGGTTATGGCTCGTTTGAGGGAACGCGATCCCAAATGGAACGAGGTCAAAGCCGGCAACCTGGTGATGCACATCACTTCGTTCCACATGTTCCGCAATGACTACATCGCCATGTTTGGAGGGGACAAGTGACACGTATCTCTAGAGACCAGATGTGGATGATGATGTGCGAGGCGGCGTCTCGTCGCTCGACCTGCAAGCGTCTCAACGTCGGCGCGATCATCGTCCACGCCAACGATGTCGTCAGCGTCGGCTACAACGGCCCGCCGAGCGGCGATGAGCACTGCACAGGTCCTGATTGCGGCATACCCTCATGCACGCGCTCGGTGCACGCCGAGGACAACGCCTTGAGGCGCGCAGCCGCCAAGGGTTTCGTGTGCGACGGCGCCACGACGTTGTATGTCACCAACTCGCCCTGTGAGGCCTGCACGATCAAGGTCATCGAGTCGGGCATCAAGCGCGTGGTGTATCGCGACGAATACCGCAGTTGGCAACACCTCGTCGGGTTCAAGGCGGCTGGAGTCTCGCTGTTCAGGCTGACGCCGAGCGGGTATATGATCAATTGGGAAACGGGTCAGTTTGTGGATCAATGAGCCAGCTCGAGATTAACCTGGACGCTCCGCTCAAGCGGGACGTCAACTGCCGCCTCTGCAAGCTCGGTGCAACAGTTGACCGGGCTTGTTTGTTGGGATCACCGATCAAGCATCGCAAGATCATGGTCGTGCTCGACGCTCCGAGTGAGCGTGAGCAAAAGCGTGGCGAGATCAAACCGCCCGACAAGTTGATCGAGATGCTCGAGGATGTCGGCCTCGACACCAGCAAGATGTTCTTCTGCTATGCCGTCAGTTGCGCGACGGACAAGCCCACCAAAGCACAGATAAAGGCATGCCGCAAATGGCTCGATGCACAGATCGCCGAGGTGCAACCGAAGTTCGTCCTGGTGGTCGGGAGCACAGCCCTAGCCGGCGTGATGAACAAGACGGGCATCAAGAACCATCGCGGTCGACCGGTGACTGCGGAGAGTGGCGACGTCTCGATGATCTTCTTCCCGATATACTCGCCAAGCTACGTCGAGTACGATCCGCGGCAGGAAGTGATCCTGCAGCATGACCTGCAAAACTTCGCCGACATCGTTGAGAACGGCGCGATCCGCAAGGAGGAGGAGCTCAACCTTCGTATTGTCACAGACTGGGACACGTTCGATGAGTTCCTCGATGACTTCTACGGACTGACCAGCTATGACCTCGAGACGAGTGGCCTGTACCCTTGGGAGTTTGGTGCCGAGATCATGTCGCTCGGCTTCGGCACGAAGCGCGCACACTGGACGATCCCACTGATCCACGACGAGGTTAAGTGGACGTTCAAAGACATCAAGCGCATGATGCGCAAGATCAATTGGAAGCTTCAGGAAGGAGACGTCCGGTTCACGACGCAGAACGGCAAGTTCGACTTCCTGTGGACGTGGGTGCGATACGGTTACAACTGGCTTGAGCATTGGGAAAGCGACACCATGCTCATGCACTACATGATTGACGAGAACAGCGAGCACGGCCTCAAGTTCCTAAGCAAGGTTCATTTCAACGCGCCCGACTATGACGTGTCCAAGGAGGTCAAGCAGTTTCGTGGCCCGCTCGCCGAGTGTTGCGAGTATCAGGGCAAAGACCTGCTCTACACCCGCAAGCTTCACTTCAAGCTGCGCAAGCAACTCGACAAGGACCCCGAGGTCGCCAAGGTCTACGATGAAATCTTGTTTCCGTGCGCCAAGCTGTTCACTCGCATAGAGTATCATGGCGTCTTCATCAACGTGGACCAGTTCGAGGTTGCCGAGGAATACCTGCGCAATGAGATCGCTGGTGCGCTCGCAGAGCTGAAGCCCTATGGCGACATCAATTGGGGCTCACCGAAGCAGCTCGGCGAATTGCTGTTCACCAAGCTCAAGATCAAGTCGGTCGAGAAGACGAAGGGCGGCGCAGACTCGTGCAGCGAGTCGGTGCTCAAGCGCATCAATCATCCAATCGCCAAGGCGTTGCTTAGGTGGCGTGCGGCGCAGAAGCAACTGTCGTCATTCATCGAAGGCTGGAAGCCATTCCTTGAAGGCAGCCGCATTCATCCCTCGTTCAAGTTGCATGGCACAGTCACGGGTCGTTTGTCCTGTGAGCATCCGAACCTGCAGCAGGTGCCACGCGATCCTCGCATCCGGTCGCTGATCACCGCGCCCGAGGGGTACACGCTGCTGGAAGTCGACTTGTCACAGATCGAGCTACGCATTGCGGCCGAGCTGGCGAACGAGACCAACATGCTGCGTGTGTTCCACAAGGGCGAGGATGCGCATTGGCTCACGATGATACGTGAGATGGGACGTGGCGGTGCATCGCCCAAGCTGATCAAGGAAACGGCGAGCACGCTCACGCAGCGCAAGATCACGAACTATGGCGAAGCGCTAGACATCGTGTTCAAGGCTGGCCCCGATGCGTGTGCCGAGATCGACCCGACGTGGAAGGAATTGCGTAAGAAAGCTAAGGCCGTGAACTTCGGCTACCTGTTCGGTATGTGGTGGAAGAAGTTCATGATCTACGCGCGGGACAACTACGATGTCATCGTGACCGAAGAGGAAGCACAGGAAAGCCGCATCAACTTCTTCGACCTCTACCCCGGCTTCGAGGATTGGCACGAGCAGCAGCGCAAGCACGCGCGGCGCCACGGCTTCGTGCGATCACTGTCCGGTCGTAAACGTCGACTGCCAGCTGCCATGGCGCGCGAGAAGACAATGGAGCGCATGGAAGCAGAACGTCAGGCAATCAACTCACCAGTCCAATCGTTCGCGAACGAATTAAATCTCATGTCGCTCCTTCAGTTGAGAGAAGAGTTCCCGGAACCTATTGTCTATCCTGTCGCAACTGTGCATGATGCGTGTCTTATCGAGGTTCGCAATGACTACCTCGAGCGTGTCCACAATCGAATGCTGGAGATCATGAGATGGCCAAAACTGCTCGACGTGTTCGAGATCAAGCTGAGCGTCCCGCTCGAGGCGGACGCGAAGATCGGCCCGTGGGGAAAGGGCATAACTCTGGCGAAGTGGAAGGCAGCTCAAGCGTCTTCAAAGTCGGCCAGTCAAAAGTGAAGCAGTGGCTGCGCTGCAAGTACGCTGCGCACCTGAAGCACGTCGAACGACTCGAGCCCAAGCGCACCAAGCGCCCGTTCGCGTTCGGCAAGATCGTTCACAGGGCCATCGAGCTGGATGCGAACGGCGAGGACTGGCGTGAGGCGCTCAACGTCGATATGGACACTCGCAAGATGTTCAGCGCCGAGGTCGAGATGTATGGCGACATTCTGGTCGACATCGACTACATCATGACCGACTACTTCGAGCACTGGTCGCAAAAGGGCGACCTGCAGATGATCAAGATCAACGGCAAGAAGTCCGAGCACGCGTTCGAGATCGAGCTGGACGACGGCCTAGCCTTTACCGGCATTATCGACGGCGTGGCGAAGTGGCGCACGAACCGCGCACTCGCTGAGCACAAGACATTCAAGATGCGCCCGAGCGAAGACTTCCGCTGGCTCAACGTGCAATCGTCGGTGTACGCGAAGGCGATGGACATCCTCGGCTGGAAGCCGGTCGACGGCACCCTGTGGAATTACATCCGGTCGAAGCCGCCGGCGATCCCGAAGCTGCTTCAGAACGGTCAGCCCTCACAGGCCAAGATCGACTCGTTGCCCAGCGTGTTCAAGCAGTGGTGCAAGGAGAATGGCTTCAAGGCGAAGAACTACCCGACGCTACTGAAGTCGCTCGCCGAAAACCGCAACGAGTATTTCTTCCGCGTGTTCACGCCCATCTCTCGCAACGTTGTGGACAACGTGTACGAAGGCTTCGTTGAGGCCGCAATCGACATGCGAGACAATATCGGAAAGAAGAAGCACAAAACGATTGACCAGCACTGCAAGTGGTGCGAGTTTGCATCGATTTGCCGCGCTGAGCTGACAGGCGCAGACGCAGACTTCATCAAGGAACGGGAGTTCAAGGTCAGTGAAAGCAACCAGCACGAAGACGAAATCGCGGCCAAGCTCGACGAGTAGTGTCGGGCTTAGGTTCAAGAAGAAGAGCATGAAGGAGCCCAACCGCTCGTTCGTGATCTACGGTCCCAGCGGCACGGGGAAGACGACGCTGAGCGGCACGTTCCCGAAGCCGATCCTGTTCGCGGATGTCAAGGACCGTGGCACCGACAGCATCAGCGAATACTCCGAGGACGAAATCCGGATCACGGAGATCGAGACCTGGGAAGACGTCGAGCTGTTGGTCGAGGAGGTCAAGGAAAACCCTGGCCTCTACAAGACCGTCGTCATCGATACGGTCACGCAGTTGCAGCAGCTCGCCATCGAGGAAGTCGTGGCGAAGAAGAAAAAGAAGAAGACCAACAAAGCCGCCGGCGACTGGGGCAGTATGACGATGCGCGACTGGGGTGAGGTCAGCTCCATGATGAAGGAGTGGATCATCGCACTGCGGGACCTGCCTGTGCAGACGGTGTTCCTCGCTCAGCATCGCGTGTTCAATTCGTCCGACGAGGGCGACGATGTGGAGGAGCAGCTGGCACCGGAAGTTGGTCCGCGGTTGTCGCCGTCCACAGCAAGTCACTTGAACGCCGCAGTCGACGTGATCGGCTCGACGTTCATCCGTGAGCGGATTGTGATCAAGGAGGTGAAGGGCAAGAAGGTTAAGAAGAAGAGAACCGAGTATTGCCTTCGCATCGGTCCCAATCCAATATACACCTCGAAGATCAGGAAGCCCAAGGACATTGAGGTTCCCGACTTCGTGGTCAATCCGAGCTACGATGACATCGTGGCTATCATCAAAGGAGAAGTCGAATAATGGCACGGCGTGCAACCGGTCGGCGCGGGAAGCCGAAGACGAAGATCACAGTGAGCATGAAGGGCGTTGAGGCCCGTGTCACGCTCCCCGAGGACGATTACCGCGTGAAGGTCGCGGAGATCACTCAGGAGGAAGGCCAGAACGCCGACTACCTGAAGTGGAAGTGGGAAGTCGTCAGCGGCAAGTTCAAGGGCAAGTTCATCTACGACAACACGTCGCTCGCCCCGCAGGCCCTGTGGCGCCTCGCCAACCTGCTGACGGCGATGGGCCAGGATGTCCCCGACGATGACCTCGAGCTCGACTTCGAAGAGCTGAAGGGCACCGAGGTCATGGCCGTCGTGCATCACGAGGACTACGAGGGCCGGCCGCAGGCGAAGGTCGCCGACTACTACCCGGTCGATGGCGATGCGCCCGCCGATGACGACGAGGAAGACGAGGACGAGGACGAGAAGGTCTCGAAGCGCGGCAAGGCCAAGAAGGGCAAGGCCGACGACGAGGACGATGACGACGAGGAAGATGAGAAGCCCGCCAAGCGTCGTGGCCGCAAGGCCAAGGACGAGGATGAAGACGACGAGGACGAGGAGGAGGAGAAGCCGGCTCGTGGTCGGAAGTCCAAGGCGAAGGCCAAGGATGAAGACGAGGACGACGACGAGGAAGAAGAGGAGAAGCCGGCTCGGCGTGGTCGCGGCAAGGCGAAGCCGAAGGACGACGAAGACGAGGATGACGACGAGGACGAGAAGCCCAAGAAGGGCGCCAAGGGCAAGGGCAAGAAGGGCCCGAAGATCACGCCCGAGGAGCTCGATGACATGGACGAGGACGAGCTGGCCGATGTCGTGGAGAAGTTTGACCTGTCGGTCGACCTGGACGACTTCAAGACGCTGCGCAAGAAGATCGCCGCGGTGAAGGAAGAGCTCGAAGAAAACGGGCAGTTGCACGACGCCTGACGTTGTGCGATCATTTCCTCGTCGCTGTTCCCTCCCGGCGACGTGGGCACGGTGCGGGTCGGTCATTCGTGACCGGCCCGTTCCCATTTGCAGGATAGGTCATGGCAAAGAAGCCTGAGACGCGATTGCAGCAACGAATACAGAAAGCCATCACAGGCAAGTACGGTGACGCGTGCTACCTCAAAAAGATTTACGTCGGGCCGTTCCAACCGGCTGGCATCCCTGACCTGCTGCTGTGCATCAACGGGCGCTTCATTGCGCTCGAAGTCAAGATGCCAGGTGAGGAGCCATCGAAGATACAGTGGAAGAACATCCGCCAGATACGCAAGGCCGGCGGCTATGCAGATTACGTGACGACAGTCAAGGAAGCTCTCGATGCTGTGGAAGAAGCTCTTCGACTACCAGAAAGCCGCGGCCGAGTTCGTTCTGACACACGAGGGATCGTGTCTATTCTTCGACCAGGGGACAGGCAAGACTTACGTGACGCTGGGCGTGATCGACCGCGAAAGCCGTCAGCCCGGTTACCAAGCGCTGCTCGTCGTCCTTAAGACCAATAAGCTGACCACGTGGCTTGCGAAGATCGAAGAGCTGCTGCCGCACGTCAACGTGACGAGCGATCCCGTGGCATTCAAGAAGCTGCCGCATCCGCGCATCATGCTGCTGCACTACGAGCAACTCACAGCCAAGCTAGCGAAGCGCATCGAGAAGTGGCCGTGGTCATTCGTCGCGTTCGATGAGTCGCAACGCCTGAAGCAGCGAGGATCGCTGTCATCTAGAAACGCTAGGCGCTTTCGCAGGGCGGCCAGGCGTTGCGTGCTGAGTGGTACACCGATTGACAAATCTCCGGTCGACCTGTGGGCTCAGCTGCGCTTCGCAGAACCGAGCATCTTCGGTGACAACTGGCAGTCGTTCTTCAATCGATACCTGAGGCCGGCGGGTTTCGGTGGCTACAAGTTCAAGTTCAAAGCGGGTATGCAGGAACGTTTCCTCAAGCGCGCTGCTCCCGTGTGTCTGCGTGTAGACCGCAGCGTGCTCAACCTGAAGGGAAGCAAGATGCACATCGTTCCCATCACACTGTGGGGCAATCAAGCCCAGACCTACGATGAGCTCGAGCGAGACCTGACCATCGAGGTTGGCGAGACCGGCACCGTGACAACGCCACTCAAGGTGACGCTCATGGGTAAGTTGTCGCAGATCACCGGTGGCTTCTTGATCGATGACGATGGGGAAATCCATAAAGTGGGCAAAGCGAAGGAACGCGCGCTCAAGCGATTGTTGCCACAGCTCAAGCCGCCGGTCGTCGTGTTCTGCCGGTACGTTCATGAGGTGCATATGCTCGAGGCTCTGCTTCGTGGCCACTACCTCGCGGTCAAGTCAGTCTACGGTAAGATCAGGGACACAGCCAAGAAACAGGAACGCTCGGACATCCTCACGGCATTTCAACGTGGCGACATTGATGCGCTCGTGTGTCAGGTGCGCACAGGAGGAGTTGGCGTCGATTTGTTCGAAGCGTGCAACGCGGTATTCTATTCATGCACCTACAGCTACATCGACTTCGAGCAGGCCCAATCGCGGCTCGAGCGATACGGTCAAGAAAAATATGTAGACTTCTATTTCTTGATGGCACAGAATACTATTGACGAAGATCAGCTGCAGGCGTTACAGTCCAAAAGTCGGATAAATGATCTTGTCTTCAAACGGTTGAAGGCACAACACGCGAAAGGAACTGTCATGGCCAAGGAAGAGAAGAAGACCGCGAAGCCGTCGAAGGCCGATGCGAAGGACACGAAGGCGACTGCCAAGGCCGCGCCGGCCAAGGAGACGAAGGCGCCGAAGGCTGCCGAACCCGAGTTCAAGTACGGCGTGAGCGACCTCGCCAAGAAGCTCGGCATCAAGGAGGCGTCCGTCCGCGTCGGCCTCCGGAACAAGAACATCAAGAAGGCCGGCCGCAGCTACGGCTGGAACACCATCGCCGAGCTCGACGAGGTGGCCAACAAGCTGCGCGGCGACGAGAAGGTCAAGAAGGCGGCCGAGAAGGAGAAGTCCGCGGCGCCGGCGAAGGCCAAGAAGGCCGCCTGACCAACAGCGTCCCAGCTGATGGCGGCAAGGGGTCCAGTGTTTCCTGTGCGCTGGGCCCCTTTTCTTTCCCACCTGTTTAACAATGTTGCCATGGAGGTGAACATGAAGACCGCTCTCGCCGCACTGCTCGTCATCGTGTCGAGCCCCGCCCTCGCCCAAGTGTCCAATGCTCCCACAGGCCGGTTCGTGGTCGAGCGCTACACGACGGGCACCGCCAAGATCATCGAGTTGCACGACAGCATGGACGACGTGATGCAGACCTACCAGGTCGGCCGTCGTGGCGCTGTCTGCGAAGGTTTCCGTGTCCTGTCTGGCACGGATCGCGGGGCGTGCGTTGACGCCCAGGTTCACGTAAGGAGTAACGAGCATGGCAAAGACCGCCAGGGAACATCACGCTGAGCTGCGGGGTGCATACATCCGCGCGCAGCACGATCTCGTCGGCAACGACAAGTGGTCGGTGAAGGACGAGGACAACCTCGATCAGCTCGAGGACATCATCAAGGGCATGGTGGTCGACAAGGCGCAGCCCAAGACATTCGCTTCGCTGCGCGCACCTTCGCCTTCCGAGCTCGGTAGTCGTGCTGTCGCCGATGCACTAACCCCGTCAACGCGCTCGACGGGCGCTGCCTGACCAAGCCACACGTTCTACTCGAGTCGGGCCCTCACCATCGTGGAGGCTCGACTCTTTCATTTCAGCAGATATATAGAACGGCATGTCGGGACGCTGATCGACAATCGGCCAGAACAGCCTCTGGATCACGTTGCAAGAATAGCTGAGCGTCACGCGATACTTCGCCCATCCAGGCTCAGCGATCAAGGGCACTACAGTTGCCGACGTGAACGTGTCACGACCCAGTGGGCCCACAGTCTCGTAGTCAATGTCGGGCAGATACAGGCGAGTGCCCTTCGAGTCGAAGATCGTTCGCTCGATCAACGTGCGGCACTGCTGATCTCGGTACACCTGATACTCGATCTTGAGCACGCCGCCTCGTTCGGTACGGGGCGTCAAGACCGTTGTGTAGTCGACGCGCACAGGGATAGTGCGATCACTCGTCATCCAGCCGGCTATACCGGCCCAGAACATCACGAGCGCAAGAGCCGTGATGGACAAGAAGCGCATTGCCCAGTACTTCATTTCCACGACTTTCCAATCTTGATGATAGACTCGCCTACTGTTGCCATCGTGGTGAAGGCGATTATTCCAGCTCCAATTAGCCATTTGACAAACCCCAGGACTATGAGGGTGTTCCGCATCCATCGAATACTTGACTGAAGCTGATCCACTTCCTCTTCAGTCAAGTCCTCGAGGAAAGCCCTGACGTGTGTCGGCACGTCTGCATACTTCTTGGTCGGCTCGTCGTTCATCGCGACCAACAGCCGGCGGACACCCCGCGCTCGAAGTGGTTGGCGAGGCGACGGTTGCCGTCTCGCGTAGTGGCTTCGACATCCTTGAGGCTGTCAGGGAACACACGGCAACTACCTTCGACAGTTGCCGGTGGCACGGTCCCACACGCCGCCAGACTGATAACAGTCATCGACAGTGCGAGCAGCTTTGTCAGCTTCCTTGATGGCCTTGTCATTTTGTTTCTGCACCCCTGTGAGAGCACTGTCCTTGCCGTCACCCCGACCCTTGACGTATATGCCGGCGATGATCACGAGCAACGCAACGAGCGCGACAATATAACGCCCAAGCGGTGACGTGGCAAATCGGATGAGCCACAGCATCAGATCGAGTCCTTGTACCGCTTCCACGCTGCGTAGGCGGTGAACGCCACGCCGACGAGGGACAAGCCAATGAGGATGTACTTGACGAACTCAACATCTGCGTAGGGCTTGAGCTGGTTCGCCATCTCGGTGACTGCACCGACGCCGCCTGCACCTACGACTACAGCTGCCGATCCCGCACCGCCGATCTTGGCGCTGGCCGATGCTTTCGGGGTATCGACATCGCCGCTGGCGCTGGCCACGAAGGAGTCCTTGTTCCACAGACCGATCTCGGCGTTGCGTCGATTGACCAACCCCTCCATCTCCTTGCCCTTTGACTTTGTCCACTTGAGCAGCTCGCTGGGCACGGCCTTGTAATTGCCGGCGTTGAGCTTCTTGACAAGGCTGCTGCTGGCGAATGCACCTTCGCCGACGTTGAAGCAGAACGACACGAGCGCACCGAACTGATAGTCGTTGAGCGGGACTTTGATCGTCTTCTCGACGCGCGAAATGAAGCGCTGCAGGTCGCTCATGAGCAGCGTGCGTGATTGCTCACGCGTTATGCGCATCCCGGGCCTTACGTCCTTCCCTGTGTGTCCGACGCCGATTGTCAGCGTGCCTCGAACGGGCATGCCCATCTGAATGAAGCGCTTCTTGGGATCGAAGTCATCGTAGGCGTAGAGGACTTCGCCCTCCCACTGGATGAGCTTGTCCACCACGTAGCTGTTGAGAGTGCGCATGATGTGCCCCTAGTTCGTGACGATAAGAGGACGCCGACGACCACCGCCTCCGCCACCACCCGCGACGCCATCGGTGATGACACACTTGACTGCGGCGTTGTACCACACAACGGTGGCCGACGACGCAGCGGAAACCTTGATGCACGCGAGGTCATCGACCGCGAAGGACACGGAGTTGGTCGCGTCCTCATACCAACCTGTGGTCGAGACAATCGTGCTGATCTTGAGCGACGTGTCCGCGCCGTTCTTGCGTAGAGTGAAGTCGGTGACGTTGCCCGACGCGCTGGTGACGAGAACGCGCAGCTTCGACAATGTGGCGGCAAACTTCCACTTGACGTTCGCGTTGGCCTCGGTCGCCAGACGATTGCCCGATCCAACGAGCCCAATGAACTCGGTGGCTGTCGAGCTGGTGCGGGTGTTCGAGTTGGTGTTGCACGTCCACAGGTCCGTCGCGTTCTCGGTCGCGGTGAACATCGAGCCACCGCAGTCAGCTGTGAATGATCCGGAACCTGCCGGGATCACGAGCTGCGTGTTGATTTCATCCCCGTCGGCAATCGTGTCCGTGTTCGTACCGTCTTCGAACAAGCCGCTAGTTGTCGCCGGGATCGAGACTGACTGGTTGCCGTTGGCACCGTTCTTGCGCGAGCGGTACGTGGACGACACGCTGACGCTGTTGGAGCGTGCAAGGATTTGGATGTTGCCCCACGTTCCCGTGCAGCGCATCTTGCACTTAGCGTTTGCCTCGGCAGTCAGCATCGATGCCGCCTGGGCGCCGTTGAGCGTGAAGTAGTAGGTGTTGCCGGCTGACGGGCCCGGAGGCGTCGTAGCTGCCCAGCCGTAGGCAGTTAGCGGATAGTTGCCGCTAGTCGTGTCGATTGTCGCGTGGATAGTCTCGAACGTAACGCTGCCCGTGCCGGTGCCTGCGACGAGCGCCCAGTTGAGCAGATCGTTGTCCGCAATACTGTCGGTGTTTGAGATGTCCTCGAACCACCCGGTGTTTCCCGCGGTGATCGCGACATTGAGATTGGCGTTGCTGCCGTTCTTCTGCAGGCGGATGTTCGATGTGGCGCTACGGGTGTTCGCCGACACATAGACGCGGGCGTTGCGCACAGTGAAAGAGGCGCCAGCTTTCCACTGACGCCTCAACCGATCAACACCGTTGGATTGGCTGCCGGAGAAGCCGAAGTAGATATCCGAGGTGGCGCCCGACGTACTGACTGTCGAGACGCCTACGAGTGCACTACCCATCCTGCTGCTCCGCTAGGTTCTTGGCCCGGTTCTTTGCCACCACAGCATCCATCAGCTCTTGGCCGTCGAGATGCTCGTGCTCTTTGCACTTCGCCTCGTAGGCTTCGTAGGTGTGGACACGATCCGTTTCCGTCGTGTCGTCATCCCAACCGAAGTGGATGATGCAGCCGCAGGTGTCCGGGGACCACTTGGTGACGCGCTTGACCATGTTAGTTACTCGTCCTGGTTAGCTTAAGGGAGAAGCCGATGTCGGCAAGCGTTGCATCCTGCGTGCCAGGAGCCTCGATTGTCAACACGTCGCCCGCAGCGAACGTGGTAGACGATATAGAAACATAGCTTGCCACAGTTCCTGCTGCAGCGAACCGGATCGTGCCGATGCTCGAGCCGTTTTTCTTGAGCGTGAAGTCGGTCTGAGCCGTGGCGGCAGTCTGTGCCACACACTGCGATCCCGACGCCGACGCGGCGAGCGTAGCCGAGTACGGGAACGCGAACACGATCAGCTTCTCGGACGTGGCCGGCTTGCCAACGCATGAGGTGCCGACGGAGTACGCATCGGCCACAGTCCCTGTGACCGCGACGAGCGATCCACCGAGCAAGCCGTTGGTCGTGCCGTCGGCATAGAAGATACCGATCTCACCGACGCCGACGTTGAGACTGGTCGATCCCTTGACCACAGCAATCGAGTTGGTCGAGCTCGCGGGATTGAACACGAGAAACGACCGCTTGATGCTCGTGCTCGGCAGGTTGATCTTGCGACCAGACGTGGCGACGTTCGACGCCTGGAAAATCTGGTTGCGCCGGAACTGTGTCGCGGTCAGCGTCACGTCGCCGGACGTGAGGTTGCAGGTCAGTCCCTCGGTGAGCGCGGCATCGATCTGCCCCGTCGCCGTGTTGACCGTGGTTTCCTTGTCGGTCTGACCAGTCGTAAGCTGGTCGAGGTCAAGATTATTCGACATCGAGAGTCACGCTCCTTCCAAAGCCACGGCCAGCGACAGATGAGACCTGGTAGATGATTACCTTAAGCGAAACCAACGGCGGAGTAAATCCGTCGGTGGTCTGGTTCGCTGATGTGTAGGTGTAGGTGGGGCTCGTCACCGTTACGGTACGCTTGAGAGTCGAGCCGCTATAGATTTCCACATCGTAAGTTTCAGCAGTCTCATCGAGGTCGGTCAACGCCGTGCCGTCGATCATCGTCTGCTGGCTACGGTTGCGCCTCGACCACGTGAGCGTGATGTCATTGCCGCCGGCAAGCACTGCGCGCGGGTTCATGACGGCGAAAGGCTTGCGACCGTTCTTGTTGACTGTGTAGCTCACGGGAGGAGTCATGCGCAGAACGGACGCATCGCCACCTGCCTTGACCTTCTGGATGTTGCCATCCTGGCTAGTGCTCAGCAGTGCGTAGAACGGCTGGTCGGCGGCATCGTCGAGGTAGACTACTCGGTCGGTGCTCGTGTGCGTTCCCATGAAGACGTCGGTGCCGCGCATCCCGCGTACTGTGCCACTCAACGTGGTCGAGCCGTCAGCGTTCTGTGTGACCGTCTCGAACCCGATCAGTTCCCACCTGCCAACGTCGCCGATGAGGATGCGGTTCTTGCCGTTGAGCATCTCGGTCGTCGTCACGGTCGCAACGCGGGTCTTGTCGCCCGATGTGAAGCGGACGTTGATGTCACCAGCAGTCGTGCGGTCGATGCCGAGCGAGTTCGTGTCGGTCAGCGTCGTCAGGCAGCGACCGATGATCGCTTCGGTCTTCAGCTGGCCAATGAGGTCGTAGCTTTCGCCCGCGTCCTTCGATGAGTAGACGCCAGCGCCCGGCCATTCGCCTCGGCCATCGCCGTAGACAGCATAGTAGATCGGATTGCGATCATCGGCGAATGCCTGCCCCTGCACGAACGGCGTGGTGTCGAGCACAAGCAGTGCCGAGCGGCCATCGCCATATAGCACAGGCTGGTCGATCTCAGGCGAGGTAATGTCGGCGTCGAGGTACGTCGGTGCCGGAGTCGACGTGATCGATGTGGCCTTGACATCGATAGTGAAGTCGCCGTTGACTGTCAGCTCGTCAACCTGCACCAGATCGATAAAGCCATCGCGGTACAGATTGATCGTGTCGCCGGGCTCCATCGCGAGAAACGCCTGCGGCAAACGGAACTCGTGCTCCATGCGAGCTGCTGCGGTATCGTAGGTGATACGAGCTGCCAGCGCCGCAGCCTCGGCCTGCGTCATGACGATTGGCACGGTGTAGTCCGCTGTCTTCTCGGACACGGTCGTGCCATCCGGGCGCTGGTACGTGTAGGTGAACGGCAGATAGTTGTAATCCTCGCCAATGTAGGTCAGCGAGACCTTCGACGGAACGTTGGTGTCGGTCGTGCGACGTGTGCGGATCGTGAGGTAGACGCCTTCCTCTTCATCGAGTACGCAGCGGTCTTCCTCCTGCACAACCCAGTCGGGATTGGTGAACGATGCCCCGCGAGCACGACGCGTTAGCACGAGTTTGCCGCCACGCTCAACGATGCGGAAGCGGTATACCTCCTTCAGGTTGTTGAGCACGTCTCGCAGGTTGAAGGCAGCCGAGATGATTGCGCCGGTCACGAGGTCATCGATGTTCTCGATGATGACGTCTGCGGGATCGTAGCCGGCGCGAACGCACAGGCCGAGGAGGATGTCCTCGAGCGCTACGCGGTCAGTGTCCTGCGGACCGACTGTGATCTCCTTGACGGCAGTGCCGGACGCGTCGTAGAACTTGTTGTCAATCGAGTCGTACACCGGCACGCCCGTGACCGTCGGCGTCGGCGACAGCGTCCAGGAAGTGTAGGTCATCGCCAGCATGTCAAGCTTGTAGAACGTGTTGCCGGTAATGACCATCCAACCGATGAACAAGCCCTGCGTGTTCGACTGCTGCCACGTCGGGGAGATCGTCGCGCCGGACGGGAAGGGAGGACAGCTGCCACCGCTCAACGTCTTGACCACAGTCAGGTTGATCGGGTCAACCTTCCTGATCTGAACCGTCGTGCCATTGGTCTCGAACAGCACAAAGCAGTCATCGGCCGTGGGGAACGCAGCAATGAGCGTAAGGCCCGACGCGGCAAATGGTGCGGTGATGTAGCGGACGTTGCCGCCTCGCGTCACAACCAGCAAGTCAGTCGACTCAGCGCCACCACTGCTCGGTTCGCGCGACACGATGAAATAGCAGTCGCCCGTGTCGTGATCGAGCACGCCTTCCTGTGAGGCTGTCTTCGGACGAGGATAGGCGTTGTCATGACCGCGGTAGATGAGTTGACCGGCGTCATTGATCTGCCACAGGTACTCACCGCCGCCAAGCGTGCCCATGAGCACGAACGCCTGCTGGCTGCCGACGATACCTGTGACCATCGGCATGTGAGTGAACTGGTTGGCAATCTCGTCAGCGCCGTAGTTGTTGGTGAAGAACACGCCGCCGGTCGTGCTCAACCCGAAGTAGTCGGTCACTGCGCCTGTGTCTAGATCGATCACGACAAAGTAGTCGCGGTTCGAGCCGTTGTCCATCTCGGCGGTGATGAACCGCTTGCCGTTGATCTTGACAAACGAGGTGCAGGCAGTCGATGCACCGACGTTCGACCAAGGCGTGGTCTTGTTCGTGATCGGGTAGTTATCGATCTCGCCGCCTGTGATGACGTTCCACTTGTGGATCACATCGTTGGTGTCCACAGTGAAGAGATAGCCGTCGTCCCAGTCGTAGAACGTCGAGCTGTTGCTGACGCCAGGCCCAGGCGAGCCGGCAGTGAGCGGCGTGAAGTTCGTAGCCGGCGTGGAAGTGATGGCATAGTCGAACAGCTCAATGTCCACCTTCGGCATCGTCTTGCGAAGATAGCCAGGCGAATTGATGGGCGTGTCGAGCATGAGCAGCCAGTTCAGCCCGCGATATGCCACAGGGTCGACTGTGCCAGCGGCCAGCTGATCGGCAATCGGTGCTGTCTCGCTCTCGGGGAAGAACACGAACCGCTGGCGATTGGCGGATGCGGAGTTTGCCTGATACACAAGCGTGCCATCAAGCCACAGCCTGTTGATGATCTTGCGCCGTGTCGTGTCGCCACTGTAACCGAGGCTGAGCACGAAGTCGGCGGTGAAGTACGTGGCGTAGTCTGTACCGCTCACGCTGCTGTGCGAGTCGATCCCGTAAGCGTAGCTGCGCAGAAGCTCGTACCGCCGACGGAGCGGCAGCATCTGCAACACCGGCACGCTGATCTTCACCTTGCCCCATGTGATCGGGATCGGCTGTCCCCACGTCGGGCTATCGCTTCCAATGCTACCGACTCCGCCCACAGGTCCCTTGAGCGTGCCCGTGTAGAAGTTGAGGTTCTGCGCGAGCTGCGAGTTGGGATCGATGGTGAGAGGAGCGCCCGTGTAGGGTGAACCCCAGTTGATGTCGAGGACCATGTTAGCTTCCTACCAGAGGCGCGAGAGGAGGCGGCTGCCAGTTGGCCATGAGGTTGGCATTCGGCGGTGGGGCATAAGGCTCAGCGCGCATATTGACCAAGTTGTTGAACTTGTTCTTGCACGTCACTGCTTCCTTGTTGCACCCAGGCTTGATCGTTCCCGTATCGCCGACTTGGATCGGGAAGCGAGGCTGGAGCGCCAACGTCACCAACCCGGTGCCCGTCACGTTCGCCTGTACCTCGTCAATCAATCCAGCGTTGTCGCCTGTCGCCCATTCGATGACGCCGAGGGCAAAGTAGTTGGTGGCCGACGCATTGACCGCCGTTGCCGTGAATGACAGGCCTGACGCCGTGACGCTCGCCACAGTCAACGCGATGGACAGCGAGGTGAGATTGACCTGACAGCGGCTGTCGCCGAGCTTGGCGCGGCAGGTGCGCGAATAGAACTCACCGGCGGTGTTGTCCGACGCGGCAGCAAGCCCCGCGCGGATGGTGATGACCGCCATCAGCTTGTCGTGCCACTCGACATCGGCCAGCGATCCTGTGAACAATGGGATGGCGCCGAGCGAAGTGTTGGTCCAGTCGACTGCGCTGAGCACGAAGATCGCATCGTCAAGCTGACCGCGACGAACCATCGACTCGGTGATGTAGGACGTCTTGAACTGCACAGTCAGCGTGGCGTTCTGTCCGCCTGCCGTCGTGGCCATCAACGCTGACACGGTGACGCCGGGATCAGCCTTGTATGTCTGGCCGCTATAGACCACGTCCTGATCGTGATCCGTAAAATAAAGAATTGTGCCGTTTGAAAGCTGGAGCTCCCAAATACGGCACAGGTAAGTCGTCTCAGCTTCGATTGCGGTCTGAAGCGACCCGCCGATAGTCTTCATTCGCGCAGCTCCACCACAGGCAGTGACTTGATTGCCGCAGCGTCGTAGGTCTCGGCCTCGATCTGCAGCTCATCGGTATCGAAGCGGACGGGCACGTCGAACTCGAAGGTGGCGGTGATCGCATCGAGCGAAGCGGGTGCAACACCGAACGTCACCACGCCGGTGCTGTAGTTGATGGTCACGGACTGCGCTACGCCGTTCTTGTAGACCGTCACCGTCCCGCTCACAGGTCGAGTAATCTTGCGCTGGTACGTGACGACCGATGTGTAGTTCTTGCGCAGCTGGAACGTCGTCGCCACGCCGTTGCCCGTGCCGATGGCTTCGGCCGTCGCCTGATAATCCGTCCAGTCTTTGAACCGGAACCCGCGGGCCTTGCCCTGTCGTGCGTAGAAGAACTTCACAACATCCATAAAGTCGGTCTTGCTCTGGATGCCGTAGGTCAGTTCCCACTTGCCGCGCTGGCGTTCCCAGTCGACGTTGCGCTGTTCGGCGCCTGTCGCCAGCACAGTGATCGACGTCTGAAAACGCGGACCGCCTACAGCGCCGCGTTCGACTTCTTCGGGCAGGCGGACGTCATCAAACATTATTCAAGCTCCTCTGCAGGTCTACCACGAACTGCTGCAGCACCTGGGTCTTCGACTTGCGGAAGCTGTTGGCATCCGGCGTCGTGATGTTGATCTCGACATTGATGGGACGCTGGCTGCCCGCCTGCATCTGCTTGCGCTCTTCCTGCTGCTGCGCGGGCGTGAGTACGTCGATCCGTTCGCCCTTCGTCGCACGCATCGCCAGGTAGGTCGAGTCGACAGCACCTGTGCCGCCCACCATGACCGAGCCGCCGTTGCGGAACTTGAGCAGCTCGTTGGCGAGCGACCCGAACGCGAGGTTGAACTGCGGGTCATTCTTGTAGACGGCAACCTTGCGAGCCAGGTTCTTGCGGCTTGCGGCGATGGCGCCCTGGTTGTCAATGGGACGCTCGAGCAGCTTGACGTACTGATAGACGTCCTGCTGGAAACCCTGAAGTGCGCCCTTGACTGCGACACCGCCCAGGTTCTGCAGCCACTGCTGGAACGGCGGCGTCACAGTGATCGTGAACGATCCACCACCGCCACCTCCGCTGCTGAAGCCTCCGCTGCCCTGCGTGTTGCCGAGAAGTGGCTTGTTGAAATCGCTGCCACCGCCGCCGGTGTTGAACGATGTACCACCGCCGTCACTGCCGCCGATGCCTCCAGATGCCGCGACGACGCCAGTCAGGCGGTCAACGCTTTCCGTCGTCGCATCGGTGCCGGCCCGGACAGTGCTGAGGCCTGCTGAGGTGCTTTTGCTGGACGCGTTCACAACGCCCGTGATCTGCCCACCGTATGCCACAGTCTGGCTGATCAGCTTGTTGTTGCCCGTCGTGACATCGGTCGACAGAGCAGCCGTCGTGCTGTTGAGCGTCTTGAACCCGTCGGACGTTCCCGACTTCACCGCATCGTTGAACGTGCTCTCGGTCTTACCGCTCGACAAGACAGTCTGAAACGTCTTCTGCGACTCGGGGCCAGCGAAGGCGGTCGTGATCTGGAAATTGCCGCCCGACTGACCAGGCGTATTGATGCTGACCTTCTCGCCAGGTGTCGCGCGGAAGGCAACGAGCTGAGAGTCCGTGCCACCCGAACCGCCGACGGTGAAAGACCCGCCAGTAGCAAACCCCGGTAGGCTCTTCGCAAGGTTTCCTCCTCCCTGTGCATTCGCCTTGCCCACAGACACGATCTTGTTGGCCACGTCGCCGACACGCTGCAGCACCGAGGAGATCGTGTTGAGCACCGACTGCCACAGGCCGTTGATGTACGCGATTACGCCATCGAACGTGGTCTTGATGAAGTTGCCAATGTCAGTGAACAGCGTCTTGACCTTGGTAACCCATCCGCTGACTGTGTTGTAGGCGGTGTTGAACCCGTTGGCGACGAAGTTGAAGGTGTCGGTCAAGACCGTGATGATCGACGTGCCGACCGTGATGGCATACTGCGCTAGAGTGAGCAGCGACTGTCCGACCTGATTGAGTGCGGTCTTCGTCACCGTCGCGAGCGTCACAGTGCCATCGGCTGTGAGCTTGATGCTCGAGCCAAAGGTCAGCAGCGCAGTCGTGACGCCGACGAGCGCGACGGCAAAGGCGACGATGGGATTGACCGACAGGATGGCGTTGAAGAACCCGACCGCCGTCGTCGCCGTGTAGATGCCTTGAATGAACGTGGCGATCTTCAGCGTGGCGAAGGCAGCACCGAACGTCAGGACGATGTTCGAGGCGGTGCCCAGGTTGTTGGCGAGCGTCAGGATGCTCGACGCGATCAGGTTTGCAGCGCCTGAGGTCTGGCCTGCGTTGCCAACGAAGGTGATAAACTGGTTGTTGAGCACCTCGAGCGCCTGGCCAATCGTCGGCGTGAACGACTTGAAGGCCTTATCGATCTCGTCTCCCTGACGCTTCAACGCGCCGAGCACGGCGGATGTCGTGAGCGATCCGGCGGCGCCAAGCTTGCGCAGGTTGTCGACTGTGGTGTTCAAGCCCTTGGCGATCTGCTGCGCGAGGGCGGGCAAGTTCTCCAGCACCGACCGCAGTTCTTCGCCCTGCAGACGACCGGACGCAAGGCCCTGGCTGAACTGGATCAGACCGCCCTTCGCTTCGTTCGCCGATGCACCGGACAGCACGATGGCCTTGTTGGTGCGTTCGACAACCTTCGCCACATCTTCCTGACTGATGTTCAGGTTCTTGGCGTTGAGCGACAGCTTGGTGTAGAGCGCGGCGGTACCTTCGAAGCTCGACCGTGTGTCGTTCGAGATGTCGAGCAATCGCTGCTGCGTCTTCGCCAAGTCGTCGGCGCCTTTGGTAACAAGCTTAAGTCGGTTGTTGATGCCGAGGTAGGCGTCGGACGCCTCCTTCAGCTTATCCACAGCCAACACACCGCCGATGGTCGCGAGCACGCCCTTGAGCGTGTCAATCGACTTGGCCGACTGTTCGCCGGCTGTTCCGATGTCCCGAACCTTCTTGGCTACGTCGGATGCGCCACGTTCGGAGACTAAAACGACTGTTTCTTCGGTTGCCATCAGACCAACAGCTTTCTCTTGCGGATCGCCAATGTCGCCTGGATGTAGGCGCTATCGATGAACCCAGCGGGTGCCTGCTTGGATGTCCCGTTATTCAGGCGCTGAATGTACGGGGCGGTGTTCACCACAGAGATCGTTTGACCCGTGACACGGGCGCTGATCTTGGGCAGTTCCTGCGCCAGCACCGCTGACCTGTTGGCCGAAGCCGTAGACCCGGAGGCCCCTTCACTGAAGACACGCGTCCCGCGCGGCTTGTAGTTCAGACCCACCTTCCAGGAGGACACTGCCTGGCCTGTATCGACGGGCGTCATTTCTACTACTGTGGTCAAGAACGCTTTTGCTGCGTCCTTGACCTTTTCGTTAGCGTTCTTGTCGATCTTATTTGCGAGACCGAACATTCGCTGGCTGAACTGGCGGAGGTCTCCCATTGCCTTTCCCCTTAGGCCGTTTGCTCTCACGCCACCTCAAGTAGAAGTCGTCAAGGTTCCTAACGTGCTCGAATACGTCTACCCGAGTTTCACCGAATATACCATGAGCGTGGCACCACCTGTCAATCAAGTCCCACGAAAGCGGCAATTCCTGCCCCATCTGGGATATTGCTCGTCCTCGGTCGAGGTCAGTGTACGCCATCATGTAGAGTTCGAGACCTGGTTCAAGGGTGGGAGCGTTTTGCATCGCCTGGGGAATTGGGCCCCCACCCTTCATTGCCATCTCGAGTATGCGTCGTTCCACAGGCCCTTGCTCGAGGACGTAGAGCAGGACCTCGGTCAGTTTTTTCCTTCGGCCTTCACCGCTTCCTTGCGGAAGTTGGCGAGCTTCGCGGTTTCGGCCTGGACCTGCTGGAACAGTTCCGGCAAGTCAATAAAGACGTTCTTCACGTTGTCGCGGGTGAAGGGCGCGATGTCGCCTTCCGGCGTGTGCATTCCCTGCACGAGTTCACCGTTGTCTTTCTTCACCTGCCAGTCGAGCACGATGACCTCGGCGAAGACCTCGGCAAGCAGCTCGTCGCCGCGCTTGGGGTCCATCACTCCCTGGTCGATCGCCCGACGATACGGGCGGGTCTTTTCCTCGACACACTTGGCGAAGGCCACATTCGAGCCACCGGCACGAGCGACCTTGATGCGGAACGAACCGAAGTCGAGCCAGATACCACCGGTCTCCTTCGACTTGTCCGCGGAATACATTTCATAGGCGTTCATGTGCAAGAACCTCTTGTCACTGGGGATGGGACGGCGGTGATGCCCGCCGCCCCTGAAGGTGGACTTACTCCGCCGCATCAGGCAGGTAGTCGAAGAAGACCATCAGCAGCGTGTGGTTCATGTTGCTGTCGATCTTGGCGCCGGTGCCCGCGTCAGCGGAGAGCGGCAGAGTGATGGGCTGATCCTGCTCGACGTTGAGCCGACCGTCGCCGAGGGCGATGAGCGGAATGTCGATGGCGATACCGGAGTTCGCCTTGACGAGCATGATGTCCATCGTAACGTCGCTGTTGTTGCGGACCGCAGCAGTGGCCGTCACGTCAGCGAAGTAAGCAGTCATCGAGGCCGTGACCTCGAACGTGCCGGCCGTCACCTCGAAGGCACCGAGAACACCCACCGCCTTGTTGGGCGAGAGGTTGTTGTTGATGTTCAAGGTCAGGTCGGTGATGTAGGCGAAGAGGGGCGTCACGTTCTCGTTGGTCGAGTCGATGATGCCCATCTTGATACGCTTCACGTCGCTGGACGTGTTGTAGGCGTCGGCGTCAACGAGCGTCGGACGCGTGCCGGACTTGACGCCCACAGCACCCGTACGCGTTTCGTTGTCCTTCGCCACGAACCCGAGAGTGGCCGTCACCTTGTCGGCGGTGTTGATCGCGAGCTCGAACTCGTTCGGGATCGCACCGACCAGGTACTCGGACTGGATCTGCGACGGCAGTGCATCATCGGGCGCGCCCAGCGTGCGCTCGAGCTGGTAGGACCGACGAGCGATGTTCGATCCCGTCCGGTTGCGCAGAACGCGACCGAAGAAGAGTCGGATCGTCTTGCCGGTGCCGGCGTCGGTAACCATTGTGCCAGCAGTCTTGTCGAACGTGATGGCATTCGTGGTCACAGACTTGACACGCGCCCAGCCGTTGTTGGCAGCTGTGGCGAACTTGTCGCCCGCAGCATCGCCACCGACGTAGACCCATTCGCCCGGGATCAGGTTGAGCGTCGTCAGGTCCTTGGTCGTGGTCTTGAACTGCGGCAACGTGCCGGAGGCATCGATGGTCGCATCGCCGCTGGAGAAGGCGAAGCCAACCTTGCTGACCGTGCCCGACTGACTCGTCGCCGCCGACAGACCCGCAGCCCTCACAGAACCGGAGGCGGCGTTCGTCACCACCTTCAGTCCGTTGTTGGCGTCGGCGTCGAAGCCCTTGGCGAAGAGCAGATCGTTCACCGCGTAGTCGGTACCGCTGGTCACCTGGTAGGCGAGCGGCGATCCCGAGATCGTGGCGCACGACTTCTCCGCCTTGGTCTCGAGCGCGGCGAAGAAGAAGCCCTGCAGGAGGTCCTGCAAGTTGGTGTACGTGAGGTCCGACTCGAACCCGCCCGAAGCATCGAGGTCCGTCGTGACGCCCTTCTTGCGCTGACGGCCATCGTTGATCGGGTTGCGAGCGACGGTGGTGATCTGCCCACCGAAGTCGTTGTAGGAGTTGGGCTCCAGCGGGTACCAGGTCGGCGCAGGCGAAGTCGGAAGAACGCCGTAAGACGCCTCCCGCGCGTAGCGCAGTCCCGAGCTGTTGGAGTCCTGCTTATTCAAAGTTGCCATAGTTGATTACCTCGCTTCGTCCCACTCGAAGTTGGCGACGACGTTGAGCTGGAAGAACAGTCCCTCGCGGCCAATCTCATTGAACCGCACGGATTGAAACCAGACATTCGAGGTGCGAGCACCTTCGAACGCTGCCTTTACAACCTCCGCGAGTTGACGTGCCACCGGCGCGCCGCGATTGTCTCGCATGGGCGCAAAGCACTGAACCGTAACCGCACCGTAGTTACGGAACAAGCGCCTTGAAGTCGAGTCAGCGAGAGTGGCTTGCTGCCCACTCGCATGACGAATTGAGACACGCGCCCAGGGAGCACTGGTCGGATCGTCGGGACGACCCTTCCATTCCGTGTCCTCGTAGAGCAACGTGACAGGCGCTGCGGGAGACGCGCCAAGAATTGCCGGCGTTTGTGCATCCCACACCGTCTTGAGTCGGCCGTAAATCTCGTCTACGGCTACTTGTAGCGTCGTGGCCATTCGCGCACATACAGCTGGAAGAGGATGTCCTCGCCGGACGGATAGACGCGCGAAGCGGAGATGATCGCCCAGCTCACACCTGACGCGTCGGTGATAAACATCTCCTCTGTGATGACCACAGGGAGGTCCTTGGCCGCGATGTAGACGAGCTTGTCGCCACGCTGGTATGCGTAGCCCTCGACCTGATCAGGGCGAAAGTCAAGCATGACGCCTCGCGTGCTGTGCGAGACGGTCGTACCAGCAGCCACGTTCCACGGCTGGCTCGGATCGGGCGGCGTGCCGTCAGTGACGACATTCACCGTCATGTTCTGGCCGAACTTGTCGACCAGGCGATAGGCGGTGTTGATGAGGTTGGTGTAGACGGTCATCCGCGCACCACCTTGCGAACTGCGCTCGAGCTGTCGAGCAGCTGCTTCATGTAGCGATGGACGGACGTGTAGACGTTGGTCACGGGCGCGTCATCGGCATAGGCGATGCGCTGGCTGATCGGACCGACGGTTTCGGTCTTCGTCTTGATGCGGTTGCCGCGCTCGAGCGTCGGCGTCACGTCCTCGCCGCTCGCGATCAGCTTGGCAGCCTCACAGGTCGCACGCACGAGGGCGACGGGCAGTGCGTCATTCGCCAGGTAGATGCCATCGACCTCGACGCATTCGCGGGGCCAGGCAAGCGCCTGTTCGGCACTCACCCGGTATCCCTTGAACAGCTCGGCGTAGCACTGGTCGATGTACTCAGTGGCACGACGCAGGAACTCTTCCTGTGCCGTCGTCGGATCGGGCGATGCGGGCAGGCCGCTCCAGTTGTCCGTGCCACGAAGCTCGAAGTAGCTTTGGCAATCGGCGACGGAGACGTAGGACTCAGCGTCCGACTTGGCAGTGCCGTCTTCGACTTCGAGTGCCATTGCTCACTCCTCAGCTGTTGTCCTCGAGGTAGTCGGCGATGATCGACTTGGCCTCGTCCTTGTTGCGGATGGTCGCATCGGGCTTGATCTCCGACGCGAGCGATTGCAGCTTCGTCCAGGACAGCTTCTGCCATCCCTCGGGAACGAAAATCTTTTCGGCCTCGGCTTCCTCCTCGACGGGATTGGCCTCCTTGGCACGACCGGAGTAGGCGGCGACGATGCGAGCCTTCTGCGCGTCGTCATCCTTCTCGTTGCCGATGAACTCGATCAGGTCGCACGACTCGAGCTCACCGTTGAACGCGTAGGCGTCGATCACGATGGCGGACTGCTTCTCGCGACGGAGCTCAGCGGCGCGGGCCTTTGCGGCCACAGGTGCTCCGAAGTAGTAGATGGCGTAGTGCTTCTTGGGTCGGTCATTCATGGCTGGGGCCCTTGTTGTGGAATACGCGAGGAGCCTTTCGACTCCCCGCGTGTCCCAGTTTCAGTCGGCGCCAGGATCAGCGCGACTGGATGACGATGCCGGCGTAGTCCTTGTAGGAAGCCGCAATCGGGTCCCAGTTGGAACCCGTCCCGAGCGCCGACACGGTCGGGTTCTCGCCGCCGTTGGTGACGTCCCAGGTGAAGCCCTTCATGGACATGTTGTAGGCGTATTCGCCCTGCATACGGACGACGAGGTTCTCGAGCCCGAGCTGGATGTCGGAGAGAACCGTCGACTCCTCGCTGTCCTCGCACTCCAGCGCGTCGACCGTGAGGCCGAGCGTGAAGTAGTCGGTGACAGCCGGCGAGCCGGAGGTCAGGAGCAGGGACGGCGAGTCGGTCACGAGAACCGGACGGTTCAGCGTGATCGGGGACGCCTGGGCCACGACGAAGTTAGACACGCCGTCGATGTTCGCCGCGATCTGGGACTGCACGAGGTCGTAGAACGGCTTGGAGTGCATGACCCAGCAGACGATACGGTTCGCCTGGTCACCGAACTTCGCGAGGCCGGAGACCAGCGAAGAGGTGGCGAGCGTGCCGTTCGAGGTGACGGTGTACTTGACCGCCGACTGGTTCTTGAGCGCAGCGACCGCCGCGGCAAGAGCCGTGTCGCACATCTCGACCTGCATGGCCTTCGCGGCCTGCACGCCGATGGCGTAGTTCAGGGCGTTCTCGTCGAAGGGACCGTCGCCGATCTTCTTGAACGAGTCCAGGGTGTTGGCGACGGGACCGATCTTGCGATTGATCTTGACGCCGACCTTCTGGGACTGCGACAGCGCCAGGTCGGTCACAGCCGACGTGGAACCGGTGCCCTTCGTGATACGGCGGGTGACGAGACCCGACGTGGACGCGAAGAACGACTCGTAGTTGAAGTCACCGCGGCGGTTGACCGACGTCAGTCGGATCGAGCCCTGCGAGGCGGCGTTGAAGACTTCCGAGACCTGGACGAGCGTCTCCACCATGCCGGTGTGAGTGTACTCGTTGAAGATCTGGAAGTTGCTCTTGGTGCCAGTGGCCATCTCATGTCCTTTCTGATGATGAGATGCTCTTCAACGCCCAGCCTGGTTACATGGGAAGCTTGAGGTACGCGGCCTGGCCGTGTTCCTCGACGTACTTCGCCTTCTCCGGGATGGACATCTTCGAGCGCTTCAAGTTGCCCGGGGCACCGCC